GGCCGAGAGCCCAACCGGCCTGTGATGGTCACGCTTGAGCCAACGCGTGCCGGCCGCTTGTGGCTGGGGCTTACGGTCAGCCGCCCCAGAAACGGGAAGTTTGTGTACGACACGGTGCTTGGTCGATGGGATCTCGCCGTCCCCATCCGTCGAGGCGGCCCGCTAAACGAAAACAAACCCCGACACAGGCGTGTGGCTGTGTGGGGTTTGCAGCTGCTTCGGGCAATGATAAACGCCAGCGAGCAGATCAAGGCGGGCGCGGACCCAGTAACCAGTCTGGTAGTGCCGCGTGTGTTTATTCCGTTTGCTGTCGGTAGTGAACGGGTTGATTCGGCAAAACTTGCCGCGCACCCCGACGCAGTTATCGACAGTCAGCGCGTGACCGGCAAAACGCTGGTCGATTCAATCGTTGCCCGCGATGCCGACGTATCGAGAGCGATTGACGACGATTCCGCACTGGAAGATTTTTCTCCGGTGCTCGGGCAGAAGGTGTTAAATCCGTTTCGAATGACGTCGGCTGTGCGAGACGAAAACGACAACCCGATTCCGATCAGCAAAATTCAATCTACTGCTGATGCGGATATCATGGCGGCGGCCCGCAGGTTTCTTGGTCGTGGGCTCTCTGGCGGAGCCACCGACATTGACGTTGTTACTGCCGCACAGAACGTAGGCGACGACATGACGTTGAGCCTGTTTTCCCGTGTCCAACTCGTGTCTACGGAGGCGTTGTCGAACCTTCCTGATCCGTATGCCGGAAGCGCGATCCCGCCTATTAACTGGCAGGTCACGAAAAAGGCGCCCGTGTTAATCTAATGCGATACTTCATCCGGCCAGAAGATAAACGTAGTAAACTTAACGGCGTATTGCCGTGGTTACTGGATATAGATCCAAATCCAAACGTTTTGCCAATCTTCCCGGATGACGCAAATCTCGGGCTAGTTGTCGCTCATCTAGTCTCTGGAGAGGTTTACGCGGAGGTGTTACCGCATTCTAAAAATTTCGTCGCTACGTGCGGCGACGGGTTTCCCATGGGCAGGCTGTATTTCCAAATCCCGCGGGATCGGTTATACAGTGTTTGCCCACGGCTAACGCCGGAAATTTTTGAGGGGTAGCGGTATGTATCGCACCCCTTTTTTTAGCTATTGGAGCTTCCATGCCGGATTACAGAGACCCGTCCGATGAAAAAATGAGCAACGGCCGGTCTTTGGCTGATTACATGCGCCCCGGGCCGCATGGTTTAAGAGGTATTGTTGTGGCTAAAGCTACGCCAGGCGGCATGCCGTCTAATTTTAATCCTCACGATCTTGACAATATTAAAGTCAACATGGTGAGCCCGGACGGCTCGAAAGCGCAATCTTTAGTGCTGGGCAATGTAAGTAAACAAGCCTCCGCACAAGCAATTGCCGCGGCACGGAGTCGTGTGCAAGGAAATGACATCGAATCTATTAGGGAGCGTGCAGCCGTGGCATTTGAAGAACTGGCAAAAATTTCTTCTTCTGTGCAGCGCGTGCCGACAAAAGCGGTAACTCCGCGGCCGGCGGCAGTCGAAACTACGGAAGAAGAATTAATGGACGAGTTGCAGCAGGAAGCGTCGCAGCCGTTAATTGTGGCACCGCCGGTTGATCAGGTGGACCGCAGTTACAGCCCGATGGCGGCGTTCGGATTGAAGAAGTCAGGTATAAAACCAGCACCTGCGGCTGTCGCCATGAGTGCTGGTCAAAGAGTTGGCGCACCGCAGCAACTTCTATATTTTGAAAAAGAAGGGCTCGGCACTGTGCCGGCTTTTTATCACGAAGTCATAATTAATGTGATAAGAGAAGATGTTGATATTCCAGAGTATAGCGGTTTTATAGTATTGATATACGACCTACGATTTGAGCAGAACGCAGCTAGGTGGTTTCCGCCCGCAAATGATCCTTATCAACGTCCGTGGGCTGTGCAGATTAAAAACGACCAGCGGCTTTACCTTGTCTATACGACCGGATTCCAGTACATTTATGACAATAGAGAGCACTGCGTTTTGCGGGTCGAGCGGGCTGTAATCGCGCCGACCGAGGAGATTTAACTGTGGAAAAACGAGGCGTAATTGAGCCGGGCCGCACTCCTGAAGAGCAGCCAATAGCGGCAGATAATAAACTGCACGAAAAATCGGCAGCTATAGCGGATCTAGACAATGACTTTCGTAAGCGGGCGGCTAACACGGCCTGCACGCATGTAGACGCTGCTGCCAAAAAATAAGGAATGTAGCCTTGTCACAAATGCTCGGCCCTTCGTCGCAAGCTGGTTTTGGAACATTGGGCCGCGGCGTAATGTCCGATGAGCGGTTTCCAGACCCGTTCTGCGACGTCGCCAGCCTGTCGATGCCGGAAAGTATTCAGACCGCATTGCGCTGGTGTGAGTACATCATGAACGCCAACGGACCGTACAGGCAGGCCGTTGACCGCGTCGTGTCCTACTTCATCACTGACATCGAAGTCAAAGATGCTGGCGAAAATACTGTCGGTCGCGAAGAGAAAGAAAAGTTTCGTGTCTTTCTTGACGACACGCTCAGCATTAAAAACGTGCTTCATACCGTCGCCATGGATTACATGACGTACGGCAACTCGTTTACAAGTTTGCTTATTCCGTTCCGGCGTTATTTGTCTTGCAATGGCTGCGGACTTGAAATGCCGCTGCGGAAAGTTCACGCAACCGCTAGTTGTAATTTTAAGTGGGAGAATTTTGAGTTTTACGCTTCGTGCCCTAACTGCAAGACGCACGGTAAGTGGCGCCATATTGACCGCCGGGCAGGCAATGATGACGGCATCAAAGTTAAACGATGGAGTCCGCACGAGATTGACATTCTTTGGGACCCGTACAGCACAGAGTGCACGTATGTCTGGAAGATCCCCGAAGACTATCGGAACATGATCAAGCAGGGCTACCTGCATTATTTAGACCACGCGAATTGGGAAGTCATTCAAGCCATTAAAGATGGTAAAAACTTAATGTTCGACAAGGACGTTATTTTCCATCTTAAAGAAGACGCGCTCGCTGGCATGCGTAATCGCGGCTGGGGCATCTCACGCATCCTGACCAATTTCCGTGAGGCGTGGTATTACCAGATTTTAAAGCGATACAACGAAGCCATTGCACTCGATTACGTAGTGCCGTTCCGGGTTATTACGCCGGCACCAAAGGGTGGCGACCCCACATCGGGCGACCCAGTGCACACAATCAATCTCTCGAGTTTTTCTGCTCGCGTACAGTCAATGCTGCGAGCGCGGCGAAGTGACCCGGCACGCTGGAACGTGCTGCCGTTCCCTGTGAATTACCAGGCCCTTGGCGGCGATGCCAGTCAGTTAGCCCCCAAAGATTTAATCGACCAAGGTCTCGAGACTCTCTTGAAGTGCATCGGCATGCCTGTGGAGTTATTTAACGGCACGCTGACGTTGCAGGCGGCACCGACAGCCTTGCGGTTATTCGAAGCGAACTGGGGGCATTTACCGCATAACCTTAATCTTTTTCTCAACAAATTAGCGGACTCTGTTTCGCGCACGTTGTCTTGGGACCCGGTGGTTGTCAGGTTGCAACGCGTCACGCACGCCGACGACCTTAATCGGCAGATGGCCAAACTGCAACTCATGCAGGGGGCGGCGATCAGCAAGACGACAGGCCTGGCAAGCGTTGGGCTGGATTACGAAGAAGAGACAAAGCGTATGCTGGATGAAGAACGTATCTACGCAGACGAGCAGCGACGCATGCAAGAAGAAATGCAACAGGCCGACCAGATGCAGGCTATGTCGCAGCCGGCCAGCATGCTCGCGGGCGTTGGCGATACTGGATCTGGTGCGACAGGTATGCCACAGGGCGGGGCACCTCCCGCAGGCGGTATGCCGCCGGGCGGCGCACCTGCACCGGCTGGTGGCGCACCGGCTATGCCCGGCACGCAGCCGAGTTCTGTGGATCAGTTTATTACGCAGCGTCAAAACTCGCCCAATGTGCCGCGGACGCCAGAAGAGTTGCAAGCACAGGCACAACTTATTGCTAATCAACTTCTGTCGATGCCCGAAGCACTCAAGGACTCCGAACTTATCAAGCTTAAACGGGCTGACAATATGATGCACTCGTTAGTGACGAGCATTATGGACGATATTCGTCAGCAGGCACGTACGCAGGGCGGCGCAATGGTTATGCAGCAGCAGTATGGGCAGGGCGGAGCGCCACCGCAGTAACAACATGCGTGTCGGAATTCACACCCACTACTCCCACTGCGACCAGGCGTACTTCTGTGTGCGTCTTGTAGATTTTTTACGGGCGAACGGCGTCGAGTTCAGCATCTATTCTGAAAATGGGCCGGGCAAGTTACGCATTCCGTACGACAGCGCAGTAACGCACAAAGGGTTAACGCGTTACACTGATTGGGCTAAAAAACAAACAGCCATAATCTGGACACACGTGCCAAAAATAGAGCAAATAAATTTTGCAAATAGGCACGACAAGCTGACGGTGCTGGTGCCCATGTGGCAGGAAATGATGCCGCCGCTTAAAAAAGCCATGCAGCGGGCTGATACCGTAGTCGCGATGTCAGCCGAATGCCGCGAACTGTTTAGTGACGTGTATAACGTTCGAGCAACGTCATACATTCCTTTTGACACCGGGCTGCCCGTCACAAAAAAAGATGCTCGTGTCAACGGGCGCCGGGTAAAGATTTTTTTACCTTGGTTTGACCGTAATGCTAGGTGTGCTCATAGCAACTTCTTATCTGATCTAGCGTATCTGTTTGAGCACATGCCTGACGCTGAATTAACCGTGGCAATTATGTCGAGCCGGTTTTCGCCAGCCATTGCCAAATTTTTTCAGGCTCTCGGCCAGCGTACAAATGGCCGTGTTAAATTAGTAAGAAACGTGCCATTCGCTAAAAGAGCCAGCCTGTACGGGGAGCACGATTTAACGCTGTTTCCGGCGGAATGTGACAACTATGGTTTTTGTGGTTTAACGTCAATTAGTTGTGGTACGCCAGTTTTGTCATTTGCGGTTTCTCCGCAACTAGATTACGTTTATCCAAACGAGAACGGCGTTTTGGTGCGCACGAAAACCGATTATGACGAAAACGGAGTGCCGCACGCCGTTCCCGACTACGACCCAATGACGGCAACATTACAAACATTAATCGCGGAACCGTGGCACATTGACAATATGAATAATCGAGTAAATTACAACCTGGCAACACGTCGCAAGTCGTTCGAGGCTGGCTGGAAAAAAATACTCGGTATTGCATAGTGGTGTGGCACATGGAGGTGCCGATGAAAAAATCAGATGTGTTGTGTACGCAACGCACGATAGACTTCGCTAAACAGTACTACGGCCAGAGAAAAACTCTTTCTGGGCAAGCATTAATTGACCACTGTATTTTGGTCGCCCGGCAAGCCGAGTTAATTGCGCAGAAGTTGTATCAAGACGTCCGGGTTGATTTTTTACCGGACAGCACAAAAGACAGCATTGCAGCTATTGTGCACGCGTCGCTGCTCCACGACGTAATTCAGGTCAGTGACTGTGCATTTGAAAATGTCGCGGAGACGACGACTGTGCAGATAGCGGCCATGGTCGCCGACATAAGCCGCGACTTCCGGCTCGTCGAAACAAAGCGTGACATGGAATTCCGGGGGCGTGTCAGTCAGAGCCCAGTGGGCGCTCAAATCATCGTGGCCGCTGATATTATTTGTACAGCCCGCGAAGCCGCCAAAGTATTAGAGGCGAATGGCATAACAGCCGTGCCCGCCGTCAAAAAAATCTTGACGCAACTAGACGGCGACCTACTTGCAATCTACGCCGCAAACAGGTATTACATGCTGCGTTTGTATGTGCACGCTGCACGTAACATGCTTAACGACATAAGCCAAAAAATTAAAGAATGCAAACACCAGGCTAAGACGGCCCGGCACGCGGCAAACAGCATGCAACGGTTAAAAGAAAAACTGGCGGCAAAGGCTAATGATAAGCCAACTACGGTAAAAAAGAAAAGGAGTGTGCGGTATGCAAAAAAGCGAACTGCTGACGACGATTCTCAATGATTACGCCACCGAAAATAACAGCTCAGATGCTGACCGTGCAGCGCTAACGCAATTTTGCGATTACGCGGCGCAGTGGTTAATTAAGCATAGTTGCTTGGGTCTCGGGCACGCCGCGCACGGCTTGAATCTCAGATTCGCCGACGGCTCTGAGCTTATTCTTTTTTCAACAGCGCCTGACACTACGACGGCGGCTACTGATGTGCAAATTGGCGGTACAAGCACAAAACTTGCTGTGAATACGCCACAGGTTTTAAACACAAGTTTTCAGATTACCGGACGTTAATTGTTGTCATAAAGGACGTACTGTGTTTGTCTGTTTAGAAGGCATCGACGGCGCTGGCAAAAGCACACAAGCCAGAATGCTGGTGCAAAAATTAAATGATCTTGGCACGACGGCCGAACTTGTAGCAGATCCCGGCACGACACGCATCGGCACGGCTATCCGGCAGATTCTTTTGCACAATGACGCCCCGATATCTAACGCGGCGCAGATGCTTCTTTTTTCTGCCGCACGCACTGAACTCGCCGAACACATCAAACAGCGGTTATCTGAAAACGTTGTAGTGATTTGTGACCGGTGGCTGTTGTCGACGCTCGTGTATCAGGGCGAAATAAATCAGATTGACCATGATTTTATTTTGTCTGTGTTTCGGCAGACATCTAATCTTTCTCCTGATCTTTGCGTTGTTTTAGATTTGCCACCAGAGGAGTCGGCAAAAAGAACGGGCCAGGGTCGCGACCGTTACGAGCGTGTTGATCACAAAACGCGCAGCAGAATGCGGGACGCCTATTTGCGTTTCTCAGGCTTTAGCCGCAAACAAGTCGCCGTGCCCGAGATCGCCAAGCACGGCCTGCATATTGTTAACGCTACGCTCCCGAGCGAGCGAATTCATAACAGTATTTTTAACGCGTATACCCGTGCCGCCGAGCGTCGCGGGAAAGATGGATCGATTACCACTGTAGAAAGGATCTACGATGACGACGGTTGCTGCAACACCGACGCGGCTTGAGGCAGACAGGTCAAAGGCTTTAACGCGTGCGAGGCGCAAGGCAGAAACGGCGCATCAACAGTTAAATGAAAAAACACAGATGCCGGGGTTTATCGATGAGTTAACCCAGCTTTGCGGCAATCTATTGCGGCTTGCACAGAAATATGTGCCGCACGGCCCCGCCGCCTTTGCAGACGCGGCTGAAATAGTTCGCTGCGCTAGTACGTTAAAACTAATGGGTTTGACTGTAAATGTTAATGAGCGTTTTTCTGCCGCCGTAAATTCCGACAGCGAAATGCTTACGCCGCCTAATGATCATCGGCAGTTGCGGAACAAGGCTATCGCCGGTTTTGCTACAATTGCAGATCTGACGGATAAACCAGCGGCAGTAGGTTCACAGGAATTTCAGCGCGGCGTACGTGAGGGCTATCGTAGGGCCAGCGACATCGCAATATCATTTCTCGAAGACATTTGAGGGTGAGCAATTATGACGCAGCACATTCTAAATCAGCTGAATGACGAGAATCCAGACGCGGTATTGTTTGACAATATGCACGGGGCCCTCATTGGTTTTGGGGCCGCGGGGTATTTAAGTCCAGTGGCTATTTACAGCAAAAAACTTATGCTGGCTCAATTAATGCGTGACGGCTTATCGGCCGATGACGCGGAAGAGTATTTTTTGAGCAAATTTGTTGGGCTCTGGGCGGCAGACAATACGCCAGTAATTTTAGACGATACGCAGGGGGAGTAACCGCGGTGGCCACAGTTGTTATAAACCAGCCTGATCACATAGAATTTAAGAATCTAGCGTCCAAGACGCCCGCAGATGAGGTACCAACTTTTGCGGCCCAGGCCGGTACGTGGCAAATCGGAAATAACGAAGAAACAGGTATAGTTCTGGATGTATTTGGAAAAGACCCCCCGCTGCTCCTCCCGCCCGACGCACGAAAGTTAGCAAAATGGCTACTTCGTGTCGCTGACGATTTGGAGGGCGTTAAAACCGAAAAGAAGAAAAAGTCCCGGCGCCACTGGGAAGAGAATGAAGACGAAAATGACTACTAGTGGGAGCCGGTTAAATGACAGAAAAAAAGATTTCGGAACTGCCCGAAAAGCTGACGCCGATTTTAAATGACATTATTCCGCTTGTAGACACTCAAGACGCGGGTGGACTGGCGACAAAACGCACAACGTTATCGGCTATTGTTGCGTTAACTGGCGGTATTCCGTCTAGCGATAAGGGCGTGCCTAACGGCGTGGCGACGCTTAATAGTTCCGGCAAAGTCCCTACGGCGCAATTACCTGATATCGGTTTAGGTTCCACGGGGCCGTCTGGCCTTCAAGGGCTTCTAGGCTTACAAGGTATCACTGGCGTCACAGGAGCTACAGGCCCTGCCGGCGTTACTGGTGCTACAGGGTTTACCGGGCTAACCGGTCCGTCAGGTGCTAGCATTACCGGCCCAGTTGGCATTACTGGCACTACAGGGGCTACCGGGCCTGCCGGAGCGACAGGGGTTACTGGTGCTACAGGACTAACGGGTCCGTCAGGTGCTAGCGTAACAGGCCCGAGCGGCGCTACAGGTCCTGCTGGGGTCACAGGTGTTACTGGCGTAAGCGGCGTCAACGGTCCCACGGGTATCGGCGTAAGTGGCGTTACTGGTGTCACAGGTGCTACGGGCCCAGCTGGCGTTACGGGTGTCACAGGCCCAGTTGGCGCGACAGGCGTGACAGGCTTAAGTGCCGCAGACTCTATGTTTGAGTTTAACGTGACATTTTCCGGTGCGTCACCCGGCACTATTACAGGCCTACCAGCCGGGTGGTCATCAGCGATCTCTTCGAATGACGTGACGATTACGCACACTGTCGGCAAAGAAGTTAAAGACGTTACTTATTGGGGTTACACCGCCGGTACAGACTTGTGGCACGCACGGTATCCGACATCCACAAGCGAACTAACAATGACAGGAGCAACAAAAACGACAGCATTTAAAATTCGTATTTCGAATTCTGTCGTGTCATGCGATACGAACGGCACAGCGCGTATTGTTTGTTTCTTCTAACAGCAAAGCCTGAGCCATGACATTTGTTCCTCCAAAGGTATTAAGTGTAACCCTAAGCAACGTCAACGAACTTGCTTGGTGGCCTGCTGGTACGCAGTGGGGTGCGTTTGCGTATAGATGGACCGCAACGCTTGTCGTAACCGCGCAGCCGCACGGATACCCTGATTCGCCCACGCCGTTTTTCTATGACGGCAATGACGTTAAAGTAGGCGACTACGTCGTTACTGGCGGGCAGGGTCGGATACTAAAAGTTGTCGGTATTTCTTCGGCTACAGATACGGCTGTAGTATGCACGCTTGAAGACGAAAACAGACAAAATACTTTTTCAAACGACCTTCAAGATGGCGATGGTTTAATTCCGTCGTCTGAAGGCATTTTATTTGAGACAAAAAACGGGTGGCCGATTTTACACCCGCTGCCAAACGCGTTGGCAGGCACGCTGCCGCCTTATTTTTCGGCGGACATCATCGCGCGGTTCATGTACACGCGCGTAGACAACGCTAGTGCATCCGGTGTAATCGGATCTACAGGTGTAACCGGCGTAACTGGCGCTACAGGCATTACAGGTGCTACCGGCCCGCATGGCGTAACGGGCATTACAGGTGCAACAGGCGTTACAGGTTCTACTGGACCGCAGGGAGTAACCGGTGTAACGGGTATTACAGGGGCTACTGGTGCTACAGGCGCAACAGGTGTAACGGGCTCCGCGGGAGTAACCGGTGTCACAGGTGCGACGGGCCCAGAAGGCAGTACCGGCGTAACTGGTTTAACCGGCGTAACTGGGTTGCATGGCACTACCGGGGCCACTGGGCCGCAGGGCGTTACAGGCGTAACAGGACCTAAAGGCGATAACGGCAATTCAATAACTATTAAAGGTACCGTTGTTGTTTGGCCACCAGACAGTGGTACTCCCGCAGTTGGGGATTTGTGGCTGGCCGTATCGCCCTTACCGGTTGGCGTTCCGGCCGGCACGACCGCCGGTGATGGCATTATGTGGGGCGGTACAGAGTGGTTAAATATTGGGCCTATACGCGGCGCCGCAGGCGAAACAGGTGTAACGGGTCTTGCGGGTGCAACAGGTGTTACAGGTTTAACTGGTGCGACAGGTGCCGCAGGCGTTGCAGGTGCTACCGGGCCGCAAGGTACTACCGGCGTAACAGGCGTTACAGGTGTAACGGGTGTCACTGGTGTAACTGGTTTTACGGGCGCAACCGGCGTAACAGGTGTAACGGGTATTACAGGTGAAACGGGCGCAACCGGATCAGTCGGGGCTACAGGCTTCACAGGCGTTACAGGCGCCACAGGTGAAACAGGCGCCACAGGTGAAACAGGTGTAACGGGTATCACAGGGGCTACTGGCGCCACAGGTGCCACAGGTGTAACGGGTATCACAGGGGCTACTGGTGCCACAGGTGAAACAGGTGCCACAGGTGTAACGGGTATCACAGGGGCTACTGGCGCCACAGGTGCCACAGGTGTAACGGGTATCACAGGGGCTACTGGTGCCACAGGTGAAACAGGTGCCACAGGTGTAACGGGTATCACAGGGGCTACTGGTGCCACAGGTGTAACGGGTATTACAGGGCCGGTCGGCATTACAGGTACCACAGGCGTTACCGGGCCGGTCGGCGCAACAGGTGTTAGCGGCCCTACTGGGGCGGCGACGCGAATACTCGGCTATTTAGTTGAGTGGCCGCCTAGCTGGTTACCAAATTTTGGTGATACATGGGTGGCTGTTACCCCGATACCGGAAACTGTTCCTGTTGAATTAAACTTATTTCCTGGTGACGGCGTTGTCTGGACTGACGCCGGCCTTGCGGGCGAGTGGGTAAATATTGGTCAAATTCGCGGACCTCAAGGCTTGCAAGGCGTGACTGGAGCCACAGGCCCGGAAGGTCCGTCAGGTCCCCGTGGCGTGCAAGGCACTCGCGGCGCGACCGGTGTTGACGGGACTACAGGTGTTACGGGAGTTACTGGCGTTACTGGTCCGTCTGGCGTCACGGGCGTCACCGGAGTTACAGGTGTCACAGGTGCAACAGGTCCAGCCGGTGACGCGGCATCAAATTATGTACTAAGCGTTAACGATCAAACAGGTGCCGTACTTTTACGTGCAGAAGACATTACGCTCGATAACGCTATTAACGTTATGGCGGTAACACAGGGCGCCTATTCTGACGGCAATACAATTAGCAGCGGCACTACGCTGGCAACAATTATCAAAAATATGCTGCAGGTCGTAGTGCCGGCCGTTTATACGCAGCCAACACTAACCATCACAACTTCCAGCACGCTTACGTACGAGTACGGTTCAAGCGTGGCTGTAACCACAAATTTAAACTGGGCTAAGAACGACGCGGGCGACGCGGCAGCGTTTAGATACAAAAAAGATGGCGCGGTGGTGCAGACAATCAGCGGCACAACGCCAACCGCTTTCTCGCAAAGTTTTACGCTTAATGTCGCTACAACATTTACAGGCGAAGCTGATTATGGCGTTGGCCTACAAAAATATGACAACATGGGTGCGGCATCTGGCACGCCTATTTCTGCCGGAACGAAGACTACGACCAACAGCGTAGTTTTTACTCCGCGGCATAAACGGTATTGGGGGCTATCGGCGAGCACTAGTATTACAGACGCAGAACTTATTGCTTTAAATTCTGAATTGGCGACCTCGCGGGTGCAGACGCGCAACGACTTTAACCCCGTCAACCAGTACATTTACATAGCGTATCCGGCCGTGTTTGGCCTGGCAATAATCAAATTCAACGGATATATTGCGACCAGTTCGTGGCCACTGACAACCCGCAATTTTACAAACGCAAACGGCTATACGGCGTCATACTATATTTACCGAACTCAATACACGCAAAATTCGCCTGATATTGACATAGAGGTGTTGTAATGGGGACAATTTCTGGCGGCATCAATTTGGGTGCGCCCATTTTGCCTGCTACCGAAGAGGATATTTTTCCCACGCATGATGCGCAATACGGTAAAGGTGGTTATCGGGCCGTACCCAGTGTTGCCGCCCGTGATGCCATTCCGGTTGCACGGCTTGCGGTTGGGTCAATTGTTAAAACTATGGATACGGGCACGAACTGGATCGTCACGGCAATTTTAAATATAGCTGGACAAGATACGCCCCAGTGGGAAGCCGAACAAACAGACGGCGGCACGTTCTAATTTGCTATACTGCTAGTAGTGTGTAACCCCAACAAAAAGGTATTTCAATGTCTAACGTATTACGTATTAAGCGTCGCGCGTCAAACCAGTCAGCAGCGGCCCCTGGCAACAACGTTTTACGTAATGCTGAACTTGCCTTTAACGAGGCGTCTAACACGCTGTACTACGGCCGCGGCGGCGACGCTACTGGGACTAACGCTAACGCAATACCGTTAGCCATCACGGGCGACGGCGCCGTATGGACGGGCACGGCCACCTTCGGTGCAGTAAATACGACTGGTAAGTTATCAGTTGGCGACGAGGCGTACGCCTACACGAACACATATCCGCCTGCCACTACGGGCGCACAAGGTGGAAAACTGTTGTCGACTACAGAGTATGTCGATGACGCTGTTGCACGTAGTGCCGGTGCGGGTATGTCGTTGCACCCTGTGGCCGCAGACTGTGCGACGACAGTGCCGCTTATCGCGGGCAGTCCGTATGACAACCTGCAAGGTTTCTCAAACGTAAAAGTGGCGGTACCGCAACCAGGGTCTATGGCTGACGGGCTAGCGCTGTACGAATTACGCGGCCTGCCGACAATCCCAAATCAATCGGTAACGTTGGTGGCAGGCGATCGCGTACTGATCATGGGGCACTTAGATCCCCTGAAAAAAGGTATTTGGAAAATACCTGCCGGCGCGACAGCAACAACCGGCGATTGGACGCGTGAGACAGGCGAGACAGAAGCTTCAAACTTTGCGGTCGGCGCACGTGTTTTCGTCACAAACGGTACTTACGCTAATTACACTTTTGAAGTAGCGCAGAGCCCCGTGGAGCCGACGGCCACTGTACCTTTTGGTTTTACGAATCTTAATTTCAATGCAAACAAAACAACCGCCCCGAGTAGTGTGCCTGCCGGCGGTGCAGTTTTGTTTAAGCGTATTGCGCGTGCAAAAAGCGATTACTATCAAATTATTAACGGTAAAGTTGTTGTAGACGGCGTAACGCTCAATCAAAATGATCATTTCATCTGGACGCCAAAAAACAATAATCCGGGCGGGCACAATCTGACCGCATATGGTTACGTCGGCGCAGGCAGCGGGGACGAAGGCGGCGAATACGACAATGCTCGCGCGGGTATTTATCGCGTCAATTACTCTAGGTCGACCGGCGGTGACCCGTACAACGTGATAGTGCGTGCACGTGATTTAAACACAAGCGAAGAACTGCAGTTAGCACACAACACCAAAGTGCTGGTTCGCGAGGGCGCGGTAAACAAGAACACCATATTCACAATTACGACGGGTCCGTCTTTTGTGATGGATTCAAATGTTGCGACGTTTGACAACGCCACCGCGTTTAATGCCACGACTGGTTCGTTTGCCGGTGTTCCGATTATTGACGGCTACCAAACTGTCGAAGAGCAGCGCGATGGTAGCAACAACATTACACGTCTTGGCAGCGTTATTCTCGTAAAAAATGAAGTGGAGCCGAAAACAAACGGGCTCTACTACATTCCAAAACCAACGGCGCCTGAGACCGCCGCAAATGTTACCTGGATTCGTCACTCTACGGCTGATGCAACCGGTGAACTTGTTTACGGTACTTATATTCGCGTAAAGTTCGGCAACGTAAATAAAAATAGCGGGTTTGTTCAGGTCACAAACATTGACCCGCTAGTAATTGATTCAGCAAGCGGTGACGCGCTTGTTTTTGAGTCTCCGCAGGCCTTGCTTGACTTCCGTGCCGGTCTCGGTCTCGGCCGTAACGACCGTACTTTTTATGTGAAGACAGCCGGCTCGGATCGTATCGTTGTCAATGAGACTGGTGTCGATCTAGCACAAATGCCTAACGGTGGCGTTTTCAACGACATCACTGTCGCAACAGATCCCGCGAATATCAGCACGGCCTACATACTGGTGCACGCTGATAAGTACGGTCGCGTAACTGCCGAGAGCAAAGACACTATTACTGCTACTGACCTGCGCAATGCAGTAGTAGGAGACGGCATTACCGGCGACACCACCGGTACCGTCAATCTTGTGTTCTCTGAAAGCCCGGCGTTGACTGGCACGCCCACAGCGCCGACCCAGTCGGCAAATAACAATAGCACAGCAATTGCGACCACCGCTTATGTCGATGCGGCGGCATCCGCTGCCACAGTCACTGCGGGCAATGGTTTAACGCAAACTACTCCGGGCACAATTGACGTTGCTTCTACCGGCAACGGCTCGTTAACGGTAAGTGCAAACTCTATAAACCTTACTGGCAGCGTCATTGCGACCGTCGGCACGTACAGAAGCGTAACTGTGGACACCTACGGTCGCGTCACTGCCGGCACAAACCCGACAACTCTTTCTGGCTATGGCATTACAGATGCGTTATCGAACAGTGCTACGTCGACGCAAAGCGGTTACTTCGGCGACATTTACCTTTATGACGACAGTTCGCCGTCGCATTACCTGCAGGTTACAAATTCGGCTAATTTAACAGCCGCCCGTACGTTCAGCATTAATGTCAATGATGGTAGTCGCACGTTGTCGCTCAGCGGCAATCTCACCGCCTCGGCTGACGCCACGGTTTCGGGAACAAATACCGGCGATCAAACTATTACGCTGACTGGCGACGTAACGGGTAGTGGCACAGGTAGTTTTGTAACCACGCTTTCTGCCTCTGGTGCCACAGCCGGCACCTACCGCTCTGTAACGGTAGACGCTAAGGGTCGTGTCACCGCTGGCACAAACCCGACAACACTTTCGGGTTACGGCATTACGGACGCTTACACGTCTGCCCAGGTCGACTCGCTCGTACAGGGTCTAGACGTCAAGGCGTCTGTCAAAGCGGCGTCTACCGGTAATCTGACGTTGTCAGGCGCACAAACTGTCGACGGCGTTTCTCTCGTTGCCGGCGACCGTGTGCTTGTTAAAGACCAGACAACAACAAACCAGAACGGTATTTATTCGGTAGCGGCTGGCGCGTGGACACGGGCTACTGATTTTGATGCTTGGACAGAAATTCCGGGTGCGTTCTTCTTCGTCGAGCAAGGTACAGTAAACGGCGACAATGGCTGGGTATGCACGGCCGACGCAAACGGCACACTAGGTTCTACCGCCGTTACATTTTCGCAGTTCAGCGGTGCTGGGCAAATTACGGCCGGTACGGGGCTTTCAAAGTCTGGCAACACTCTTAACATTTCCAACACGACGGTCACCGGTGCAGCATACGGTTCTGCGTCGCAGGTTGCTACGTTCACCGTCAACTCGCAGGGGCAGTTAACAGCCGCTGCTAACGTCGCGATCGCTATTGCGTCTGGTGCTGTATCCGGTTTAGCGGCCTCGGCCACTACTGACACCACGAATGCTAGTAACATTTCTAGTGGCACGCTTAACGCACTTCGGCTCCCAGCGTTTAGTGGCGACGCCACCAGCACTGCTGGTTCGTCTGCCCTGACGTTGGCCAACAGTGGTGTCACGGCCGCGGCTTATGGTAGTGCTTCTAGCGTTGCTACTTTTACGGTCGACGTTAAGGGTCGTTTAACGGCTGCTGCCACAACAGCGATCGCTATCTCCGCTGGCGCTGTATCGGGGCTTGCTGCATCGGCTACCACTGATACAACCAACGCCTCTAATATCTCCAGTGGTACGCTCAACGCACTTCGACTCCCGGCTTTCTCTGGGGACGCTACCAGCACTGCTGGTTCATCTGCCTTAACTTTAGCTACAGTTGCCTCTGCCGGCACTTACAAGTCGGTAACTATAGACGTTAAAGGCCGAGTCACGAGCGGTACGAATCCGTCGACACTTGCTGGCTATGGCATTACGGACGCACAACCGCTGGACGGTGACCTGACGGCTATTGCTGGTTTAACCGGAACGAGCGGCTTTCTTAAAAAGACAGCTGCGGATACGTGGACACTCGATACCGCCGGCTATTTAACTGCAAATCAAAATATTACGCTGACTGGCGATGCTACCGGTTCCGGAACAACAAGTATTACCGTCACGCTTGCTAACAGTGGCGTCACGGGCGGCACCTACCGCTCTGTAACGGTAGACGCTAAGGGTCGCGTTACCGCTGGCACAAACCCGACAACGCTTTCGGGTTATGGTATTACGGACGCGTTGTCTAACAGCACCACTTCGGTTCAAAACGGTTACTTCGGCGACATTTACCTTTATGACGACAGTTCGCCGTCGCATTACCTGCAGGTTACAAATTCGGCAAACCTAACGGCTGCTCGGTCGTTAAGCGTAAACGTCAACGACGCTAACCGCACAATATCGCTCAGCGGCGATTTTACTGTTTCTTCAACTGCTTCTGTGGCGGGAACAAATACCGGCGACCAGACTATTACACTGACTGGTGACGTAACAGGTAGCGGTACGGGTAGCTTTGCAGCCACGCTTTCTAATTCTGGTGCCACAGCCGGTACTTATCGATCTGTAACGGTAGACGCTAAGGGTCGTGTCACCGCCGGTACAAACCCGACAACGCTTTCGGGTTACGGTATTACGGATGCTTACACGGCTGCTCAAGTTGACGCGCTCGTACAGGGTCTGGATGTAAAAGCGTCTGTGAAGGCATCAACGACTGCTAACATCGCGTCGTTGTCAGGCGCACAAACTGTCGACGGCGTTTCTCTCGTTGCCGGCGACCGTGTGCTTGTTAAAGACCAGACAACAACAAATCAAAACGGTATTTACGTCGTAGCAGCCGGTGCGTGGACACGCGCCACCGACTTTGACGTATGGACAGAAGTTCCAGGCGCGTTTACGTTTGTCGAGCAGGGAACAACAAATGCTGACAGCGGTTGGGTATGCACTGCTGACGCAGGCGGTACAGTAGGGTCTAATGCTATTACGTTCTCGCAGTTTAGCGGTGCTGGGCAAATTACGGCCGGTACGGGGCTTTCAAAGTCTGGTAATACGCTCAGCATCGCCAACACGACGGTCACCGGTGCAGCATACGGTTCTGCGTCGCAGGTTGCTACGTTCACCGTCAACTCGCAGGGGCAGTTAACCGCCGCTGCTTCGACTACGATCGCCATCGCCTCTAGCGCTGTATCCGGTTTAGCCGCCTCGGCCACGACCGACACCACGAATGCCTCTAATATCTCCAGCGGCACTCTTAATGCACTTCGACTCCCGGCGTTTAGTGGCGACGCCACCAGCACTGCTGGTTCGTCTGCCCTGACGTTGGCCAACAGTGGTGTTACGGCCGCATCTTATGGTAGTGCTTCCAGCGTTGCTACTTTTACGGTCGACGTTAAGGGTCGTTTAACGGCTGCGTCCACAACAGCGATCGCTATTGGGGTAGCTGCGGTGTCTGGTGCCGCCGCCGTAGCGTCAAACAACGCGTTTACCGGCGCGAACACCTTCTACAACGCGACTGGGCAAACATTTGGCACCGCGACGGCTGCACAGGACGGCGTAATCATTGCCGGACGAGCCGGCGGCTCGGGAACGCTTCGCGTAACCATGCAGCCGACGACGTTAACGACGGCGAGAACATTAACGCTGCCTGACGAGACCGGCACTGTCCTTACAACAGCGTCTACTACCAATTTTTGCACGGCTTTTGCTAACGCCGATTGCACTATTGACGGCGGAACTTTCTAAGTTTTAGACCTTAAAAATAGCCCTTGATGCTTTTGCTTATTCCGGTTAATATTCGGAAAAGCGGAGGTAAAAGAGCTGTATGTCTAACACGATTCTTATCAAGAAAAGCAGTACCGCTGCTGCTCAGCCTACCGCCGGGCAACTCTCTGCGGGCGAACTGGCTATCAATACAGCCGACGGCAGGTTGTTCGCCAAGAACTCTGCCGGGACTGTCGTTAATCTTCCCGTTACCAGCATCAGCGGGCAGGCTATTACGCCGGCGTCTGTCGGGGCTACCGGTAATGTCGCAGGTTCTACACTCACGTCGAGCGTGGCCGTGGGTACCGCGCCGCTTGCGGTTACCTCTACCACTGTCTGCACGAACTTAAATGCTGATACCGTAGACGGCCAGCACGCGAGTGCCTTTGCCGCAGCGCAGTCATTTACCGCCATCAATGCGAACACAGTTACATTGACTGCTGCCCGTGACGCGTTTTATAGATACACTGTTATTTCGCCTGTCACAATAACGCTACCGACGGCAAGTCTATTAAATGGCGATATTGTGTGCATTTTAGTTGGAACGTATGCTTCCGGTTCTTTGACGGTATCCGGCGCCCAAACCGGGACAGACGTTCTTTCAGCGGCCGGGCAAAAAGTTACGTATCAGTACGTTTCCGGCCTTGGTGGCGGCTGGTATAAGTTACCGGTCGACGTGCACACACATTCTGCCGCCGACATCACAACAGGTACTGTCGCGAACGAGAGACTACCTACCGGCAACAGGCTTTCTGGGTATTGTGCTGGAATCTTTTTTGGATAAACAATGGCTGCACCAAATCTACAGGCTCCGACAACAGTCACTGGCAAGACGACGTACGTGTCCTTGTCTTCAACGAGCGAAACGACGCTGCTGTCAAACGCTGCGTCTAGCAATAAAGCACTACGTATTGCTAACATAACCGTAGCGAACACTTCTGCTACCACCAGCGCGTCTATTGCCGCAAAAATCTATACGGCCGCGAGCGCTGGTACGGGTTACGCCCTTGCCGCTACGGTAACTGTACCCGTAGGCGCTGTTGTTATTTTAGTTGGCAAAGAAAATCCGGTGTGGCTGGAAGAAAACAAGCGCATCACAGTTACAGCTGGCACAGCAAGTATTCTTGACGTTGTTTGCTCGTATGAAGAGGTTGCCTAATGCCCCGCCCGTCAGGTGGTTACGCGGCTGGTTTCGTAACGCCCGTACCAAGTGCTAATGCGGCTGCGGGGATATGGACGCCTCGCGATGTATACGCCAATCGGGCCGCCGGTACGTGGCCGGTCGAAGGCACGGCTACGCCAGCGTTCTCGACTGTTGGCTATACGCGCTTGTGGGGCTTAACGACAAAGTCTTCTGGGCTAGTCACGGGCACGGCTGCAACTGACACCGGGCGCTATAACGTGAAATGGTGGGACAACACTATTTCAAACTATCTTTCAGGTGACACGTTCAGCAAAGCCGCCGCGGGTGGCTATCGCGCGTTTGAGATTTACCCGGTGCGGCTGGCGATTACCGATTCGTCTAGCAGTGCGGCGTTGGCATACAAACACGGCGACGTCGCTATCAGCACCGCACAAAGCAAGCATGGCGGGGCGAGCGCTTATTTTGACGGCAACGGCGACTATCTCAGGACATCTATTGCGTTTAACTACTCGTCAAACTTCACGATAGAATTTTGGTTTCGGCGTTCCGGCGATGGCGGTAACAGTTTTCCTACCTTTTACGAAGCCGGCGATATCCAGAGCGGGCAGGGCGGCCTGCATATGTATTATTTAAGCGGTCAGATGCAGGTTAGCAACGGAATCTCCTCGGGCATCGCTGGCGGATCAGTTCCGGCGTTAAACACATGGGTTCATATTGCCTTAGTGCGGAACAGTGGCACGAACACGCTGTACATTGACGGCACCAGCGTTGGAACGAGCACGCAAGACTACTCGGCGACCGTAACGAATAACATTATCTCAATCGGAGGCGCCCCGAACTACGATGCTTATATCGAAGGTTTCATTGACGATTTCCGGCAGACGCAGGCTGCTGTGTACACAGCCAACTTTACGCCGCCTACGGCACCCCTCACCGCAATCGCCAACACGGCACTCCTGTACAACTTCAATACAGACTTCGTATTTACACCAATCGGTCAGTTTGACGGCTTCGACGTGTCGTCTAACAACATTACCAAGTTGCGGGGAGAAAGCCTCACAATCGATCGCGGCCCCGGCACTAACAACTGGATATACACGTATGTCGGATATCCGTATTATTACAATCGGTATACTCCACAGTGGGTTCCCGGCCCGCCAGAATTTGCAAGTTTAAAGAACAACGATCTCGCGGCCGCTGATTTGAATCAGTTCTATACAGATCTCGGCGCTTGCGACGACGGTATTTTGAGCGTGCAGGGCAACCCCGGCATATCATCCGACACGCCCTCTATAGCCACCGCGAAGGGCTATACGGTATTTGGTAGCGTGCCTCCGGCCACGACACTCTTGTTAAACGGCAACGGGGACAATAACGGAATCACGATTACAGACTCTAGCGTAACAGCACAAACTATCCGCCGCGTTCATCAAAGCAGTTCCGGGCCCGTTACAAGCACAACGCAGTTTAAGTATGGTTCGGCTTCGATTCTTTTCAACGGCAGCAATTGGCTCGACAACTCCAGCGGCAATTCTGCCAATGTTTTGGGCACCGAAAACTTTACGATAGAAATGTGGGTTTACTTGGCGTCCCGTGGGGCAGCGACGCCTATTTTTGATCTCGACGGCCAAATTTTGTGGCGCGTGGGGAGCGACTCAACTAGTCTTTTCATCGCAGGCGGCTCATACAATTGGTCGCCGGCGACGCATGTTCCGTTATCGACGTGGACGCACGTAGCGCTCGTTAGAGAGAACGATAATGTGCGCGTATACGCTGGCGGAGTGCAGCGGCTCTCTGTCACCCTGCCCGCAAACACGGTAATCGGCTCGAATGGTCAGATATCGATCGGTGCGCAGGCCAACAACACCGCAACACGTATGACCGCCAATAGTTATCTTGACGACATCCGGCTGACTCGCGGTACCGCTCTTTACACGGCTACCTTCACGCCACCGACTGCGCAACTTACGGCACTATAATGATTTTCTATTACGGCACGCCAAAATACTCTGTTGCGCTTAACGCCAAAGTTGGTTCGAGCAGCATGGCGCGGGCTATTATCCAGCAGTTTTATCCGCGGCAAGATTGGCTGATACGTACTGCAGCGTATCCAGAAGGCAAATCACCTGAAACTGAATTGTGGCATTGGATGTGTAGCGGATCGCCGACGCCGACAAAGCCTGTGGTGCTACTTGTCCGTGACCCGGTTGATCGTTTTGTGTCCGCGTGCCAGCAGATAAACATTAAACCCGGCAATATCCAAAACGCCATAGACTCGATCATCGCTGACGTGCAGTGTCTCCGCCCCAAACCAAGCAATTTACCCGCCGCGCAGTGGCAAAAACAACTGGATTACCGAACGCGGCAAAATACCCGCACAGCGAACCAGATGATAGCCCGAGGAAAAAAACCGCCTCGCTTTGGGTTCTTGCGCGACAACGTACACTTTCTCCATCAGCACGAATACGCCGTAGGGCCGACCACCTGCTTTAAGTTCCCCCGCGACATGAAAGCCGCTTGGGAGTTTCTTGAGATCGCGGCGCCAATACCGGAAGCAAACAAGGCAAAGCGAAAAAAAGCCGTGTTAACAGAAGAACAAGAAACTGCTGTGCGGCTGTATTACTCGGCAGACCAGCAATTATTTGATAATATTACTGAGCCGGGTTATGTGTTTACTCCGGACACGACGCCGGCACCGGTACTAGCGACAACGGCGAATCTTTGATTTACGCTATTTTTAAACAAAGGACTAACCATGAGCGTTCTCGACCCAGAAACATCTCCGGCCATTGACCCAGCTACGCGCATTGCCAACCAACTTAAACAAAACGCCCGCAATATATTCCGAAATCTTACGGGGGCTTTCTCGCAAAACTCCAAACTGTTTTGGCAGAATCCGCAGGCAACTCCGCAAGAGATTGCCGCGGCGCTAGGCACAGACGGCGTAGAACTCTTCCAACTCCATGCCAAGATCGGGGCTCTGCTGGCAGAGATTAAGCCTGAATCTGTAATCCCGGGGCTCTCCGTTGTAGGCGAGTTTACATACAACGAAGACGGGTCGCTGAATATCTCGCCGCCCGTTAACCCTGAATAATTTGCGTTAATTTTTCACGCAATTTTATTGTGTTACTTTGTTGGTGTATTTTTTTTTGGTCACGCATACGCTTTAATAATAAGCCGTAAGTCGTCTCACTTGTGGCCAGCAACTCGTCAAACTGTTCAGCTACGTTGCCGTAGTTGTAGTAAATACCTGGCGTATTGTAAATGTCTTTGAATACCTCATGGCAGAACACTGGTTTTTCCAGCGCCCATGCCAGCATAAAATTGCTGCTGTACCGCTCGATAACATAAGTTTTTCGTTTCATTTCGCCGTCTATTAGCGGCAGCAAAAAATGAGTGTCGCGCGATAAGCGAGAATAAAATTCTTGTTCGCTCGGCCCGTGAACAAACGTTACGTCGTTGCAGTTTTCAAAATGAGGTCCGGCTATCGTGCCCGCATGTGTGCCGATAATTTGTAACGCAAACTCGGCGCATGTTCTTTTTTTGAGGGCCGCAGATAGCCACTCGATACGCCTGTTCTCAAGTTCTAGGTGCCCCTGCACGGCCAATTTTAACGGCCGCGTATACGGCACAGTCTCCGGTGTTACGGGACTGGCGACTAAAAACAAGTAATCAATTCCTATGCGCTCCGAATTGGGCGACAGGCAGAACGTGTTTTTGGCCGTAATTCCAAACAAGTTATTTACGTAATCATCTAAGCGACGAAACCGATGCGAAATAAACAGCAGTTTGTTTCGCAACTCAGGCGGCAGGCAAAGATGCGCCGCGTTAGGAATCGCTTCTTTTTTATCAACATGCGGGTTCGGATACGCCGAGATAACTATACCAGCGGCGGCTTTTTTAATTACGTCATTATTGGCTACGGCAATGTTTTTCTCTTTTAAAAATATAGCCTGGTTAAAAACATCTTCGCCGGGGGCGCACCGATAAACGTAAGGTTTGTAGCCTGCGTCTTCAAGTAACTGGTATATGGCGATGGTAGTTTCAAAGTGATACCACGTGTTTTGGATCACGAGAATCGGTAAACGGTCTGGCATTAGTTTGCTCTGCTAAACGTGGATCGAAGATGTCGTTTTTATTAAGTTTGTCGTATAGCGTTTCGTCTCGCACGATAGCGCTGTTGTTGCAAGAACCCCGTGTTTTTTTAGTTGCGTAATAATCTCGTGCACCAATGTAGTGGTTGATAAAACCTAGGCCGTGGCGTGATAGATTAAAACTAAAATCTTCGTTGCCAGCTTTACCTTGCGTGCAAAAATTTGCCGTGCGGTGCCTGCGATAATAGTTGAAATGATGACTAAGTTGTGCGATTGTTTTTGTTTTGCTGAATGACTTGCAACACCATTCGTGGTGGTAGCCCTCGGCGTGGTAATTGTACGTGCGAGACAGGCCAGCCGACCGATATAAAAAAGAACCCACAGTATCAGTTGGCTGCTGTATGTACCCCGCAGATCCGAACCAGTACCAATCTGCAAGAATTTCCTGGTACGAACTAGTTTCATATTGGCTCAGCAGCGTGGCTAAACTCTTCTCCACGGGCGAGTAGTAAAATTCGTCTAAGTCTAGGATTCCCAGCCAAAAAGTCTGGCTTACGACGTCACCAAAGTACTTGTTGTACAGGTACCGCTGGCGCTCCATTTTTTTGTTGTCATAGTCCTCTGGCGCGACATGCCGTAGCGTGATCTGGCCAGCGTTTAAATACTTGTTAAATGTAGGCGTGTAGAAATCATCTGTGCTGCCGTCGTCTAATAGGTATATGTGCTCTACGCCGCGCATAAAATAATGCTCTAACCAGGCGGACATAAAACTAGCCTCATTCCTAAAAACGGCTAGTACGGCTAAGTAGTGCGGCATAGTTAGCGCGGGCCTGTCTGTTAAACTAACACTAGTCTATGTATGCCGTAAAAATCTGCAATACGCCGCCGGGAGCTTCCAAATGCCGCCTACTGGTTATGTTCTCGGGGCGCTGTTCACTAAGGGTGAAATTCCAAATTCTGGTAGTCACGATAAACGAATGACGCCGGAGATGGGGCGTGCGTGGGCAGAATCCGTAAACGATCACGGCTACCAGCCTGTTCTCTTCACAGATGCCGACTGTAGTTTTTTACCTGTAACTCAGGTGCCGGTTGTGTGCCGAGGCCTACCGCATACTTATCGTTTTGTGGTTATTGCAGCGTATTTAAAGCGGCATCCGATTAACGGAGAACTATGGTGCACAGACGTACGTGATGTCGTCATGTTAAATAAACCAAAACCAGCTCCGGGTTTTTTATATGCCGGCTCAGAGTCGCTTGAATTTAATCATTGGAATTGGCTGGCACAGTTTGCTCACGGGTGCCCTTTTTGGGGGCATATGGAAAAACCAAAAAATCTTTACAATTGCGGCATCGTAGGCGGCATAGACATCGTAAAATTTATGCTGCGGCTCGGTAGTTTAAATAGCGTGTGCACGGGTTTAAACGATATGCACGCATTTAATTACGCGCTGCAGGGGCATAAAAATATTGTGACTGGCTATCCGGTGCACAACGTGTTTCATTCCTTTGTCTCGTCAGACGAGTGGTTTATGCACCACTAGCGTAATACTTGCCCGCGGTATGTAAACCGGCAAAATTATGCTATTTTATAGGCTGCTCCTTCGTTTGCTGCGAGATCGCCCATGGCACAAAAACGCATATCGGATTTGCCCGGCAAGGCGAACCCTAGTCGTGACGACTTAGTTGCGATTGTTGACCAGCAGGTCTCGCCGCCGACAACAAAAAAGACAACGCTCGGCGCGATCCTGGATCTTGTAAGTGCAATTACGACTTCCTTAATAGGGCAGCCGGGCGGTGTAGCCGGATTAGATTCGTCTGGCAAAGTTCCGGCAACGCAACTGCCAGCAGAGTTAGCTGGCGCTACCGGCCCTAGCGGGCCACCAGGGCCTACGGGTCCGGGCGGTGGTCGTGGCATGACGGGCGTTACTGGCCCCACAGGCACAAAAGGTGTCACTGGTGTTACAGGCGCTTCTGGCCTGTCAGGGCCCGCCGGTATTACTGGCGTAACAGGCTCTACTGGCCCAGGCGGCACGACCGGTGTAACCGGCGTCACAGGCACAAAAGGTGTCACGGGTGTTACAGGTGTCACTGGTGTAACTGGGTCTGCCGGCGCAACTGGTTTAACTGGTGTCACTGGCATTTCTGGTGTAACCGGTCAGACAGGTGCTACTGGTTTAACGGGCGTTACCGGCGTCACCGGCCCTGCGGGTAGCATCGGTGCCACTGGTTTTGATGGCAGAAAAGGCGACCAGGGCTCTAGTGGTGCTACTGGGTTCACTGGTGTTACTGGACCAACGGGCCCTGCGGGTCCGAGCGGTGTAACTGGTATGACGGGCCCTACTGGCGTGTCAGGCTTTCAGGGGCTTTCAGGCGTTACTGGTCCGGCTGGACCCACCGGCATTACAGGCCCAACCGGTATCGGGCAGATGGGCGCTACTGGCTTAACAGGTGCGACAGGCATATCCGGTATATCTGGCACACGCGGGCCCACAGGCGTTACGGGCTTAACTGGCGTCACGGGCATCACCGGAATCACTGGCGTTACAGGTGTTACGGGCGTCGGTATAACGGGCGCTTCTGGTGCAAAAGGCGTCACTGGGGTTACTGGCATCACAGGTGCCACGGGCATTACTGGTCCGGAGGGGTCTACGGGCATTACAGGGCCAGCCGGTTTTACTGGTGTTACAGGCCTAACCGGGCCAGCGGGCGAAACGGGTGCAACTGGTGCGTCTGGTGTAACCGGCTTAACGGGTGTAACGGGTGCAACAGGTGCAACAGGTGGCCCTGGTTTAACTGGCCCCACGGGGCCTACAGGTCCTAGCGGTGACATTGGTGCAACCGGCGTATCTGGTTTACAAGGTTTTAGCGGTGTTGAAGGGCCTACTGGCGTCACAGGTCTTGACGGCCCGTCAGGCGTGCCAGGGATGCCCGGCGAAACAGGCGTAACCGGTGTTTCTGGTGTCGGCGTCACCGGTATGACTGGTGTAACTGGGGTTACAGGCCCAGCCGGCGCTGGCGTTACAGGCGCTACTGGTGTCGGCGTCACCGGTATGACTGGTGTAACTGGGGTTACAGGCCCTGGCCCGACTGTTGTTATCGATCCGACAGATCCTTCAGCGGTATTCATTAATGGCGTACGCGTCATTGCCGCTGTCGGGCAAACAGGCCCGTCAGGTCCGACTGGCCCTAAAGGCGATACAGGGGGCACAGGCCCGTCAGGTCCACCGGGCACACCAGGCGGCGAGTCAGGCGTTACGGGCGCTACAGGGCCTAGAGTAATCTGGCCGTCATTTATCTTTGGAGGTTGAAAATGGCCGAGTCAAATATTGCAAATACAACGACGCTTTATGGGCGTACGAACTATTTAAACGTCACAGACTACAACCAAATTTTAGTCGCGAATCCTCCCGAGTCCGGCGTCATATACAAAATTAACTCGCTATTTATCGCGAATAAAGACGAAAACTACGCAGTCGACATTGATGTTCGTATTGTGCGTATTGTCGGCTCGGGTGCGTACGCGGAAGTAAAGTCTTTTTATCTAGCCAAATCCATTACGGTACCGCGCGACGCAACGCTTATTGCCGTGTGCCGCGACAACCCAATTTATCTTGAATCAGGAGATATGGTTCAAGTTAGAGCCGGTATAGATGCTCGAGCAGACGCCACCGTTTCGTATGAGTTTATTGCCGACACCGTAGTTGTCCCGCCAACGCTTACAGTGCCGTCAGCGCCGCTTAATCTAACGGCAGAACCAGGTAACGCGACTATTTCGTTGTACTGGAGCGAACCAGCTGCAAACGGCGGTACACCAGTTTTTGATTACGTTATTCAAGTTTCTTCGCGGCCTGACTCGTCTACGGCGTGGCCTGTATTCACTACCTTAACTAAACCAGAATCTGCGGCACGATCGTTTTCGTTAGCAGCAACAAACGGGCACGAGTATAGGTTTCGGGTCGGGGCGTTAAATGGTTTAGGTGTTGGTGCGTGGAGCAACGTGACCGATATCGTCACGCCAACAAGTTTTGCTGCTCCAAGCAATCTGACTGCCACGGCTTATAACGCGTCTGCACTTATAAACTGGAGCACGCCAGGCAGCATTCCGAGCGGCGTGGTAATTACACAGTATGCTGTACGTTGGTCTATAGACGACGGTCAAACATGGTTGCCCAGTCGTAATGGTATTTTGACTGGCAGCGTTACTACTGCAAAAACAATTTTAAATTTGCAGAACAACATACCGTATGTATTTAGTGTACGCGGCATAGCGGCAAATACTGCGGGTATTTGGAGCATACCGTCTACACAAGTAATCCCGTTAAGCAGTTCGCCTCCTGCTCCGATTAATTCTGCAAATTATGCGGGTGCGGCAAACTGGAACGCCACGACTAACGGTAATTTGTTGTCTGTAGGCACGTCGGGCAGTACTAGCGCGTACGGGTTATATGACATGAACGGCAACGTAAATGAATGGTTAGAAACGCGCTCGGTTGAGGCAAGTTCAAGTGCTGACGCTTATACGCCAGGCGGCGCGTTTACCGACGTGCTCCTCGATAAACTCGCCAGCACAGGATTTATATCTAGTGGTTCTGGCTTAAACACTCAACAGTATTTATCCGTCACGGCAAAGACGCCGACATGCGGCTTTAGACTGGTAAGTTTTGAGACTAGCCCCGTTATTTTGCATAGCAATATCTTTATGGATGTTGGCGACATAGGTAATTCAAACGCGGCTTCAAACGGATTTCTTTTCCGTAGTTTTGGTGCCGTCGCGTATGCCTACAAAATACAGAAATACGAAGTCTCAAATGCGGAGTATGTTGATTTTTTAAACAACGTAGATCCAACCGGTGCAAATACTTTAGGGCTTTACGACGCTAACATGGCAAGTAATGTGCACGGCGGTATTGTGTATAACGCGGCCGGATCAGCGGGGGCACGGTACGAAATAAGACAAAACATGGCGGCGAAGCCTGTTAATTTTGTTTCATGGTACTCTGCGATACGTTACGCTAACTGGCTGCACAACGGACGGACTGGTCCGGGTACCACAGAAAACGGCTCGTATCAATTCTCGTCTGCATTCCCAACTGGCGACGATACGCCGGCGGGTGATTTTACAAACTACGCTGCCACGCCCGAAAACGACGGCTCTGACTCTGATCTTACGTTAGTGCGTAAAACCGGTGCGAAATACGTTCTGCCGACAACGCACGAATGGTTTAAAGCCGCGTTTTACAAAGGCGGCGGCACGCAGGCTGGTTACTGGGAGTACGCTACACGCTCAAACACGCCGCCGAGTGCGGTTACCGCGACAGCGACGGGTGACGGAGTCTTATAATGCGTTCATCAGGTCCGGGCCGCCTACTTTTCATCAATCAGTACGACTCCCTGGTGAGCGCACACGGGGCTAACTACGTACCGCCGTCGGCATGCAACCAGTCGACTGGGCTGTGGACGCTGGCGGAAGCAGCGAACTACATAGCCGAAGGACGTTGGCCGTCATCATATTTTACGGTTTCGCCGCTGCCCAATGTTGAACTACGCTGCGTGAATTCTGTAACGTTAGAAAGTCAGGTGAGCCAGCCATGCAACAACAGCAATTTTTTTAATTATACGCCGCTGTATTTTTGGGAAGTGTCAACAGACGGTGGCAACACATGGCAGCCTGTTACAAAAAGCGCCTACAATTTAACAAGCAAAAAAATAACAATCGGCAACGCTGAGGCTAGTGACGGGACAGTAAACGCAGCAAACCAGTTTTACGGATATGTCGACTCTGTGCGTGTAACAAAGGGAATACCGCGCTACACGGCGGGCGTTATTTCGGGCTATAACCCGGCGACTGCAACGGCTGACCTAGCCGATAATTACACAAAATTAGGTGTAAACCTTGGCAGCCCAGGCACAAGAACAGTATTCAGTCCCGTAATTAACGTTTGGACGCCTAGTATTGGTAGTGCTGGTAATTCGCAAAATATTCGTGTCACTACTACGCCGGGCATTAACAGCACGTGGGACAACCTTTTTCCTGTCACACAAAGCGCAGCATTTTTTGGCTACGGCAGCAACACATCTGCAGTGCAGTTTGTAACGAGTACAAAAAATTACGTCGACCCGCCGCCCGCCGCTGGTAGCGTAGCCGGGGGGTTGGGGACACACTTCAACTATCTTCGTATTACAAATAGCAGTTTGACCGTACCGTACGACTTCGCAGTCTATCTTGATGATTGCTGTTACGAAGGGTATGTGCGCGTACGGCGGTTTCTGCATTCATACAACGATAGCGCCGGCTCAGAATCAATTTTCATAGACACACGCACAAACAAAGACGCCACAGACGGTATCTGCATTTATTTTACACCGCAAAATGGGGCAATTGGTTTTGTAAATGTAAAAATTCCCAACACAACCAAAATCCTCAAATACGGTCCAATTACAAACACTGTTTATTACCACATTGCGGTATCAAAACAATTTAATACATGGCGTCTTTATGTCGGCGGGATACTTCGCGACGAGATCACATCCCAAGGTGCAAGTCTTAATTTGACCGGCTTAACGACTGCAGACAACGGAACGAAATACCGTGTATACGTACAACTCGGCGCACTTAGAGCACAGTACAGCGATCCGGCTACTATTACTATTACGATCGCACAATTTGCGTGGGAGAACCTTGGCACTTTTTCGGGGCCGTTTATTTTGGCCACAGACACGACTACTTACGCTCCCGCGCATTACTACACAATTACGCCAGGGCTTTATACAGTCAAAGCACGGGCTTACATCAGTAACTTCTTGGGCGGCGTGTTCTCTTATCAGTGGCAAACTAACGCTAACCCTATCACGCAACCAGATGAAGAATTTTGGCAAGACATCCCCGGAGCCAACGGCGAAGTAAATAATATGAGCTCAGGTCAATCACCTCTATCCGTAGCCGAGTTAGTTTTTAGCAATACGTTTGTGTTACAGACTGCGGCTGAGTCTGACGTACAGGGTTGGCGTGTTGTTGTACGTTGTAATGATATTTCTTCCACAAGTCGCGTAATCATTACAAATACTGTACCAACTTAGTAGCGCGTAAAAACATGCCAGACGCTGTTAAATTTACGCTTGTTAGAAACAAAATACGCGTTGATTACTGCGGCGGTCCGGCTATTATGTCGCCAAAAACTGGCAGCGATAAAGACTGCTGCTGCAGCGAATGCGAAGAAGATACATTTGAAGAAATGACTTTAGAGTACTCGGCGTGCCACGGCTGCGAACGCGCTGTGTTCGGTGTTCTCGTGTCTTTTGATCCATTTCCAGATACGTCTAAATGGACGCGTATTGGCCGCGTTAATTTAAATACAAGTCTGGCAACTCCACCTCCCTGCACATATGCTCCAGCAACGTACATAAACGAAGCGCTTATTAATCGCATCATTAAAAAACGCGAAAATAAAACAAACTGCTGTACGCTTTATGTGCGGCTTAAATGCGAATTAGACAGCGGCTGCCATAGCGACGTGGCGGCACTGCGTGTTTCACGCAACAGTGACGGGAAAGAGTTGTTCAACGGCGTTTGCGGTGAGTCGCCCGTCGGGATTGACATCTGCCCTGACGATCCTGATACTGATCCGATTCCCATTTGAAGTGTAATTTTCGTTAGTGCCGGCTTCTCTAAGTAACGTAATGGCTAAACTCTATTTTCGTCACGGTACTGTCGGTAGTGCCAAGACGTTAAATCTGCTTGCTGTCGCACACAACTACCGACAGCAGGGCAAAGAAGTTTTGCTCATTAAACCTGAACTCGACACTCGCTTTGGTTCAGGCGTAATTAAAACACGTGCGGGCCTGCAAATGGACGCCGACGTGCTTGCACCGCCGACAGGGCCAATGACCATACCGGCACTTGATAACGTGGCTTGCGTGCTGGTAGACGAGGCGCAGTTCTTATCTGTGCCGGCGATTGATCAGTTGCATCACATTGCCCACTCCGCTGTGGCGCCAGCAAGCCCAAAAGGTATTCCAGTTATCTGTTACGGTTTACGGACGGACTTTCGCACGCATTTGTTTCCCGCAGCACAGCGGCTACTTGAGCTGGCGGACACTATTGAAGAAATCAAAACGATCTGCTACTACTGCTTGCAGAAGGCTGTGTTCAACCTTAAACTGCTCGACGGGCGGGCTACTGTGCTGGGGCCGTCTGTTGAACTTGGCTGCGAAGAAAAGTATTTACCCGCGTGTGCTGACTGTTATTCGCAACAATTAAACGCCGCAAAGTAACAAGGAGTGCTGCCGTGTCGTGCTGCAACAAAAACACACCCTGCGACAACAAAAAAGAAGAACTCTCAATTGGCCCTAGTCTGGACGTCATTGCACAACTTATTGAAATCGCCAGGACAGGTGATCTCAGCCGCCTCATTTCGACAGACGCGACTGTACGCGAACTGGCCACGACAATTATCAAACTCGCAGCGGACTTAAATCTGTTTAAGAAAGTGGCAAAGAAAACAGATCCCACAGTTACTGTTACGCACACAGACGTGCTTATCAAATTTGGCCCAGACAATGTATATGCGTTAACCCTGCCGGCCGTCACCGGCGAGCAACGTGCAATTTTAAGCCAGCAATTCAGAACAGCTGCGGATCAATTGTCTGGTGCTGCGGCTATAACCTATACAGTTCCGCAGCAGATGCAGTTTCAGTTTGTTGAGGTTGTCAAATAATTTTTGCGCCAAGGGAGTGGCCATGAACGATAAGCCTACGCTGCACCTTATTGGAATTTTCCATACTGTTCATAGCCAAGATTACTCACACTGTGCGTTCACTGGAAAAGCCCTGCGGTTTTCCAAGATGCTGCAGATGTACGGCTACAACGTTGTAGAGTACGCCAACGAAGGCAGCGAAAGCGACGCCGTTGAGAAAGTGCAGATTCTTTCTCGCAAAGCGCTTGACGCACTCACGGGCAAACGCGAAAAGACCGAGTTCTACGCAAACCTGGCAACAATGGGTACGCCGTGGCATAGTGCTTTTGAGGCCAAACTTTTGCCTGAGATGCAAAAGAGGGTCAAAAAAACTGACATCATTTGCCACCCATTTGGTCACGCACACACGGAAGTCTGCCGCTTATTTCCATCAAATATCCATGTCGAGACTGGCATCGGCTATCCGACGTTGATGGACGGTAGTTTCAGGATCTTTGAGAGCTACGCTTGGCGGCATTATCACGCCGGCAAAGCTAACCAAAACGGTACGACGTATGAGTGGGTAATTCCAAACTATTTTGAAATTGACGACTGGCAGCCCAAATACGAACCCGGACAGTATTACGCTTTCTTGGGTCGTATTTCAGAGTGCAAAGGGCTAGACACAATTTACGAGATCGCCAAGTACATCGGCGACAAAAAGATTGTGCTTTGCGGCCAAGGCGATCACAAACGCTGGGAGCATCCAAACATTGAGTACTGGGGCCCGATTAGCGGAACAAGTCGTAGCATGTTTATGCAAAACGCAATTTGTTCGTTAATGCCCACGCGCTTTGTTGAGCCGTTTGGCGGCTCTGGTGTCGAGGGCTTATTGTGCGGCACGCCATTGGTTGCCGCGGATTATGGGGCGTTCTCGGAAACAGTGCAGCACGGGGTAAATGGTTTCCGATGTAAGACCTTGCGTGACTGGCTAGAGGCACTTGAAAAAGTATCAGCCTTAGATAGAAAAGTTATTGCGGAACAGGCCAGGGCTAAGTACAGTCTGCAGGCGTGCGGCAAGTTATACGATCAAGCGTTCACCACGCTGTCCGAACTGCATGGCGATGGCTGGTACACGCTGCCCGAGCGCTTTAAACGGCTGAAAAAAGAAAAAAGTTAGTCGTAAAATCCGTCTAAATAATTTCTATTAGCCGGGCATATTTTATGTACGCCTCTTGCGTGCATTTAACGCTGAAGCACAGAAAGGAATCTATGCCTCTCAGATTCTTCAGACAACTCGCGATGTTCGTTGGCGTCGTGGGTGGCACGCTTGTTGGGTACGCCGCAGGGATGTCATGCCCCCAAGACGTACAACTATTGTTTTCGTTTGCGGGCATGGCTGCTGGCGGCGGCTTTGTGCACCATTGTCTTCATAGTGATCGCCAATGATTCAAAAAATTTGCGCCTGGGCAGTTGGCGTACTGCTGGCGTGCTACCTCGCAAAGGCACTTTTTGGTGCCGCTGCTTGAGGGCTTGCAAAACTCTTGTCACCCAGAGTAGCCTCTCGGTGACACGCTGGACCCCTAGCTCAGTTGGTTAGAGCATCGGACTTTTAATCCGTTGGTCCTGGGTTCGAATCCCAGGGGGTCCACTATGTCGATTGTTCATTTTCACGGAGGAGAACATGAACTGGTTAGTTATGGTTCTGGTTTCAATATTTATGCCTGTCGTCCAACCTGTGCTGCAAAATGGAGTGCAGCGCATGTCGGCTAAAATTCATCAACAGGCCCAACCACAGCCCTACATTACGTACCACGAGGGCCGATGGTGGAAGTTAGAGCACGGGCAGTGGTACGTCTGGCAGGAGAACAATAGTGCCAACTAAAACACCTCTTTTCGACCTATACTTCACGGGCGAGTATGACAAGATTCCGCTCCACATGCAGGAAGCCCTCACGCGGTACGTTGTAGACCGCGTGGCGCCCGGTAACTTCTTGCAGGCAGTCATCAGCAACGACCTACGCGACGCTTGCGGACGCGCAGACGCTGATAACCTGCAACTGCTGCCAACCTACGTGAAGTGGTTCTATAACGTCGCCCCGGGCGGATGCTGGGGCAGCCCGGAGAACTACAAGGCTTGGCTAGCCGGCGAGTAAAAACAAGGCATTTGACGTGAAATGTTACGCCATGACAACTTGCGTCAAATGCTCTTTGGGAGCGTAGTCCAACGGCAGAGACAAAGGACTTAAAATCCTTCAAGTGCGGGTTCGAGTCCCGCCGCTCCTATTTGGTTTTTTACTTTTTTTCGGAGTACTTAATGATGATGCCTCTCGTAGATATTCTATCGAACCTCACGGTGCTCGACACGTCCGAAGCCCGGCGGGTCATTGTCGAGGGCCGCGTGCGCGTTGACGGCGACGTCGTTGACGATCCGGCAGCTAGAGTGGCGCCGCCGGTACGCATCACATGCGGCAAACACATTTTTCAGGTAACGGAGTGACCGCGTGTCGCTAATCAAAAAATACGCATTTCGCGACGGTTGCTGCTCACTAACATGGGGTGCCGTTGGTGAACGACAAACACTGCGCGTAACCGGTCCTTGTATTTACTGTGGCACCGAGCAATCCATCCGGCTAGACGCTGAGGCCGCTATTAAATTTCGTGAAGGCGGTTTTGCCCAGGACTGTTTCCCAACGTTGTCAGCCGATCAACGGGAGTTCCTTATTTCCGGTATTTGCGGTAAATGCTGGAACGAAATGTTTCCTGATGAGGAGGACAGCGATGCCGAATGATACTGCACAGTATCGCCCTGTGGCGTGCTATCAATGCGGTGAGACAATGCGGGCGTATTGGTTTAACGACATATGGAGTATGCGAATTGACGGGCAAATACACCAGGTTCCCGTCAAGCACGTCCCCTGCCACCGCTGCGAAACTTGTAACATCGCCGTAACCGACGGCGGTAGTGACGAGGCCGTTGTGTGGTCGTACAACAGGTACTTGAAAGAAAACGGTTTAAACACGCCCTGGCTCCGGATACAACGCTCGTGCCGAAAACGGGTCCAGCGCTGTATCGACTGGTACAACTGGTATACAACTCGTCACCTGCGTACGGGTTACAACGCATAACACGCAGTCGGCCGCATAGCTCAATTGGTTAGAGCACCTGCTTTACACGCAGGGGGTTGGGGGTTCGAGTCCCTCTGCGGCTATTACGGCCCGCGGAAACCGGTTGGCAAGCGAGTCTTATTAACTCGCAACGCGGGGTTCGACTCCTCGGCGGGCTACTAGAGAGGCTTTATGGATAGCGTTGAAATTGTCGTCGGCATCGGCGAAAGCCTGGAAGAAAAAGATCTGGTCCGTATCGCAAAGCAGTTGGAAGAAAAAAACTTGCCTTGCGTGCTGGACATCAAAGACGGTAATGCTGTCTTTAAAATCACAATTAAGGCAAACGATCCAACCATCAGTAGGGACGTGCTCTACAGTATTTATACAAATGCACGTCAGATCCTTGCACAGCGAGAAAACACAGATGACGACTGAAACGAGCAATACAGTCACGCCGGTCATACGGATGGGCAGTGAGTTCGGCGGCGGGAAGGTAGTGGGCATTCAGAGTCGAGGTGTGCTAACGATCAAGGGCGACTTCACGCGGTTCTACCCGAAGGAAGAGGTCGAGCAGGCGCTGGCACGAAAGCGAGACAAGAATGAAAGTGTGGCTCGATGATGTTCGACCCAAGCCGGACGAATTTGACATCTGGATTACAAATGCCGCTACAGCGATTAATGTAATCCGCACGGGTGGCGTGACGGTCATTTCTCTTGACCACGATCTTGGCGATCCGGATGCCAAGACTGGTTATGACGTAGCTTGTGTCATTGAAGAGGGAGCCTACCGCGGCACAATCCCACCGATGGAAATTCTTGTGCACTCTGCTAACCCGGTAGGGCGCAAGAATATCGACGCCTGTGTGCAGAAGTGCAAGAAATACTGGGCCCGACACTACGCTACATAAAGGGCGACCATGGGTTATTACATTGAAACGGGCACGTCCAGGGACAAGGCTAATTTAATCCTGGAACGACTCGGTGGCATTGTTGTCACGCAGTCTGAAGCTGAAAAGGCTCTGACCGCGTGCCAAGACTGTGCCGTCGTCTGTGTCGTTGATAATGGGCTCTTTGAGGCTGCAGCGTACTGCTACAGACAAGAGGAGTTTCAACAATTCAGCCGTGTTGACGATGATCGGCCAAAGACTTGGCTGTTAATTGAAAACAAGGCAGAGGTAGAGAAGGTTACTGGCTACCGCCGGTAATCTGCTGCCCGGTGCGGGGTTTCATTTTTCTGACATCAGGCGCATCCCTGATGGGCAACAAGGAGGTTGTATGCGTTCCGTTCTGTTTACGATTCTTTGTCTGTGCAGTGTGAGCGTGCAGGCACAAAGCCCGGTGTGTTCGAACGGTAAGTGTTCTGCTTACACGACGACCACCGCCCAAGGCGTTGCCGAGCGAATGGCGGCCGACGGACAGTGTCGCCATTACGGCAATCCTACCGGAGGGTATGAAGGCGTGGGCTACTCCTCCAGTTCTCCCGAAGCAGCCAAACGGAACTGCTGCTACTGGGGAACACGGCCGGCTCGTGACATCGGGATTGCCCGAGGTCGACGTGGCTGGTTTGCTTGTGTACGCTATCATTGAATAGCAAACCTGTGAAGCGTAAGGATCGGGGAACTCGGTCGCGCACACTTTCACAGGTCGTTCTGGGCGGGTGCTGCAGTTGGCCCAAGGCTGCGGCACCCGCCCTTTCGACGGCCCCATCGTCTAGCGGTTAGGACACGGCCCTTTCACGGCTGTAACCGGGGTTCGAGTCCCCGTGGGGTCAATTAAGTGGTGCCAACGCATTCGCTAGGTGTTGGGCTTGGTTAAATGGTTGCCTGCTCAACCAGCCACTTAAAACGGGCCCGTACTGGTATCGACGGGAGGAAGAAGGTTCTGACTGCGTGTCGCGGTTGATCGAGAGGCCGCGTTAAAACTCGATTAAGTTTCTAGCTGGCGCTTATGCTCCGGCCCTCGCTGCCTGACCTCGGTTAGGTGGCTTGTGGGGTTGCCTGGACCTCATCGCCCAATCAGGCTGATAGTGATAAGTCACTTGCGTCGGTCCGGCAAAGTAATCGGACGAGATCGTGGTAGTCCACGTGACTCCGCTAAGTGTGCGGATAGCATTGGCCGTTGGTGAAAGATAATGGCATACACACGTAGATGTTTTAACTGGGCACTTCTCCGGACGCGGGTTCGACTCCCGCCGGGTCCACTTGTTTATGCGCGCGTCTAGTGACTGGAAGGGATAACCTATTACGATAAACCGCTGCCTGAAAGAATGGTGCGGTTGCCAACGGGGTTATACGTTGGATAGTGATACCTAAACCACTCGGGTGCAATTCTCGGGCCGCGCTTTTCTTTTTCTCGGAGGTTTATGGCAGTCGTTGACAAACTCGAACCATGGATCGATATTCTTCAGCAGCAGCCGACAGACACAGGTATAAACCTTTGCCCGTCGGAACTTATTCGCCTGCTGTTCGACCTACGTACGACAAGGAAAGAACTTATGGCCCGCGCTACGCTTGAGCCAAACACAGACCTTCCTGATTTCCAAGGCACATGCCCCGAGTGCGACGCTAACTGGAGCGACGGCGATATTTTCGAAGTCTTTAAAGATATGCGTGCTAATGGCGACGCTTTCTGGAAAGACAAGACAGACGAAGAAATCGAGCAGCACGCGAATAACTATGGCTGGACGAAAGAAAAGCCAAAGTCTTTCTCGCGCATCGTTGGCGTTGAGATTCGCGGGTACTATGACGGGGTGGCTTATTGGGAATGCCCCGACTGCAAGCACAAGTGGCACAGGTTTAAGAAAACATGATCGTTGAAGACAAGTTCGAACGACACGATCGCAATGCGTATCATCGCACACTGCAATTTGCCAACGGTTATGGCGTGTCCATCGTCTGGCATGAATTCTCGTATGGCAATGAAAAAGGTTTGTTTGAAATTGCCATTCTGCGTGATGACAAAATTGTGTACGACACGCCGCTCACGCGCGATGTTCTAGGTCGCCTCGACTTCGGTGACGTAGTCGAGGTCATAGCCCGCGTATCTGCGTTGCCGCCAGTACCCGCTAAGGGTGCGGCCAAAGCTAAAAAGTAAATGACTTCGGGGCCGCCCTTGGGCCCCTTTTTTAGCTATCAGGCAGTGCTAAATAACAGCATAAATTACGGCATATCTAATGATGGAGCCGTTAGCTGTTGGTGTGTACTGACACGCGGTGACATCCTGTGCCGGCAGAATCCGGCCTTTGCCTTAAGGAGGGCAGAGTATGAACGCGACCATCCTTTCTTCCGATGGCGTTCTGGGCACCCTGATCGAGGCCCCGGTCATCAACCTGAGCAACGGGCTCAGGGTGGCGAACTTCAGTTCGCCGCACCCCTTCAACTTCGTCGACGGGTCGGTTCTGCCGGCCTGCGACGAGGAGCGGAGCAAGGTGCTGTCGATGGACCGCAAAGACGCGGAGACGCCGTGGGCTGGGCCTCTCCACAACGTCGCCGGTACGGTCATGGCGGTGAAGCCGGTGTTCGTGCTCACCTACGTGGTGATGCGGGCACTCGCCGACCTGCAGGAGTCGTGGGACGTGGATCTGATCTTGATTCCGTTCCCGCTGCTGCAGGCGCTCCGCGAGGCCCACGTGCTCGACGAGGTTGTGGGCGGTTGGCCCATGTTCACCAAGGTCGGCACGGTGATCATGGCGGACCGGATCACCAAGGCGGCGGCGATCGACAAGTTCGGTCGTTAATCCGCCCGCTGCGGGAGAAACCAAAAGTTGCAGGGCGAAAGCCCCGCGCTTGCGGTTTTTCTTAGCTATCAGCGGGTATCTAAATAACAGCATAAATCACGGCATATCTAATGAGGGCACCCTAGGTGTCATCCGTGGGGGACCTAGCCACGTTAAAAAGGGAGGGGTTGAGTGAAACTCTCAACGGCCTAGCCTGTCATACAAGGCTGTGCGGCTTAAAGCACAATTCGTGTATGGGGTGTGTGAGGAATCACCACCGCGAAAACGCCAAGAGCGTTTTTCCCGACATGGGCGTGCTGTTCTAGAGCGCCTGTGTACCGAACGCTAACGCAAGTTAGTTAGTAGGCGGTTCGTCGCTGCGGTGTTCTGTATCCGGTCACAAGCCGGGCAGAAGCCGCTGCCGCTTCTTATATGCGGTGACGAGCAACGTGAGTTTGTTGGTGAGCTAGGTTCGTAAGTCACTCCCACGGGGTGTCGAACCGAAGAGTGCTCATTGGCAAATTGTGCTGGATTCTGTACTTCCGCAGAATTCACCGTTTAAAGTGGCCGGTTCATAAGTCGTTCCCACGGAACGCTGAATCGATCAATTTTAGCGGAACGCACGGCAAGGGTAAGACCTTGTTCACATCGGAGTCGAGGGACGGACTTGCGCAGCGTGGATTCCTACACGCCAGCGAAGTTTTGAAACTCGACGCGGTGGACGTAAGTCTGCCGTACAGGAACTTTCCGCGAGCCAGCAGGGCAACCTGTGGGGCTATGGGTTCGAATCCCAAAAGCGGACTCTGTTGTGCGTTAACAACAGATTAGCTCGGTGCCTTGTGGAGGACGATCCCATGGTCGAGTCGATTGTCGATACGCTGATCCCGATGGCGTGCCTGGCGTGGTGGGTGCTCGCGACCATATGGGTCGCAACGTACGTCTTCGGCCGCGAGGAGACGATCGGATTCGTAAGGCGGCGTAGCCACGACTTCGTCAATCTGGCGGAAGTCGCGGTGCATCGCCTCGCACGATGCGCGGCCATTCTTTTCGGCAGTGACGCCGTCGCAGCCGAGATGGACGAGCTCAAACGGGATATCGTCAATCTCAGCCGGAACCACGAAATCCTTGCCAACGAACTCGCAGCCGCCGAGCGGCGGGCAGAGATCCGCAAGGAAGAGATGCTTCGGCATCTTCGCCGGGTGGAAGCTGCCCTGGAGCAGATCCCGTCCGCGTAAGCGGCAGCCGTCGAAGCGGTTAAACTTCGATTGGGGTGGGCGTCACGTGTGCTCACCCCTTTTTTTAGCTATCAACGATTAGTTAAATAACGGGTAAAAACCTGGCATATGTTATGAGGCCCCTTAACCATCACAGGAGACATATGCATGTCTAACAATATGATTGAGTGGTGCGGTGTGGACGTGATTACGGGCCACACTCGGCACACACCGATGACGGCTACTAGGGCTATCCTTCAGTTGATTGATCGGAGTGAACGTGACCGGCAGTTAATTGACAAGTTGTTTCTGGAGATCGGTCACCTCCAGCAGCAAATTGTCGATCTGAGAAAAACCGTGGTGGCGAAGTAAGCACTACGGCACCACTAACCACCGCCGCCCAACTAACACTTGGGCGGTTTTTTTTAGCTATCAGCGGTTTCGCAGCAGCCAGCGTTTAAACTTCCCTGGCCCTGTGTACCCGATTTCGCGCCGGATTTCATTCTCTGGCTTTAATATGTCGTCGTCTACTTTGACAACAATAAACGTGGGATAGGATTTAACAGTAAAGTCTGCAGCCATATCGGGGAGCAGATCTACGTCAATAACGTCTATTTCGTAGCCGGCTATTAGTTCGGGATCTTCAACGAGGTCTTGTTTAAATTGCTGGCAAGGACCGCACCACGAGGCACTGAACACAACCAGCGATTCCCCGCCCCCACAGACATTCGCTATCAGGGCCACCAATAACATTCTAAGCACTTTCATTGGTAACTCCTTTTAACTAACTATAACATCTCCCTTTTCTTTTCCCGCTGTATTTGCGAAAATGGCGGCACTCTAGCTTGGGAAATACAGTCATGCCGTTTAGGTCTGAAAAGCAGCGCCGTTACCTCTGGGCTACGCATCCCGAACTCGCTAAGAAGTGGGCCAAGGACTATCCAGAATCAAATAAAAACCTGCCCATGTACGCTAAAGTTAATTCCGAGGATGAAACCATGAAAAAAGCCGATGTTTTCGCAGTTCTTCGGGCTGCAATCGGAAATAATTTAACAAATGCCCAAAACCAGGTTTATACATCTGAAAGTATCCTCGGCACGAAGTTAGCTAACTCAAAGATGGAACATATCGTGATGCCAACGGGTCATGAACCGTCTTCTGCAGGTGAAAAACATATTGAGAAAGCGCCAAAACCAGAGGCGGAAGATGAGGGCAGTATTGGGCAGTCCCGCACGGAGAACGCCACAGCCACTCCGCCAAGTATGCAAGAAACACCGCTTGTAAATAAGTTGGCGGCTGTCTTGGCGCCGAGAATTCAACAGATGATTGAAGATGCTCGGGCAAGAGAAGCGGCCCGAGATGCCGTCCGTGTGCCGCAAAATGTTAACGTCAAGCGATACGCTATGCCCTCGGCGAATATTCCTCCCCCTATTGGTATGGCACAGGCTCCTGCCCCAGCCCAGCCTGCAGCACCACAGCAAGCCCAGCCGCCACAGCCCCAGCAAAACGGGCTGCCTTCTGTGAATGGTAAGGGCGGCTCTCCCCAGTCGAATCCCATCAACTCTTTTGGCGGGATCTCGATGTCCGGTGCATTCAATGGCAATGCGTCTTTAGGAACAGCCAATGCTCCGGGCGCGAAGATGGCCGCCCAGAAGTGCTCCTGCGGCTGTGGCCAAAAAGTAAACGAATGCACCTGCCCTGCGTCGTGCTCGTGCCGACAAAAGAATGGCTCATGCTACGGCCTCAAGAAACAGGCTAACAATAACGAGGTGCTGGCGTGGCTGATGAGTCTTGATAATTCCAACATCCCTGATCCTGAAGACCTAGACTATGACGAGCGGATGAAGAGTGCTGGCACTCCAGCCTGGCAACGCAGTGCTGGCAAGAACGAAGAAGGCGGCCTGAACGCCAAGGGCCGGGCGAGTTACAACAACGCTACCGGTGGCAATCTCAAAGCCCCGGTCACAGAGTCCAATCCTAAAGGCGAACGAGACAAGCGGCAAAACTCGTTCTGCTCACGCATGTGCGGCATGAAGCGCGTAAACACTGGTGCTAAAACCAAGAAAGATCCTGATTCGCGGATTAACAAATCACTGCGGAAATGGAATTGCAAATGCAGTGCGGCCACCCTGTTTAAAGCAAGCCTGGCAACGTATGCACAGAAACAAGCTGGCGCGTCTATGGGCCGTCTGCTCGGTACTGCCCTGGCCTCGACGGGCGGTGGGTTGCTTTTGGGGGGCTATCCCGGCTGGAAACTGCAAACAGCCAGCGAAAATGCCGGCAACCATGAGTTTGTAAACTTTATCGCGGGCAAGGCACCGATCGCCTTAGCTGGTGCCGTAACGGCCGGGATTTATAACAACTTACATGACAAGTATGTTGAGCCGCCGAAGAAAGAACCAAAGCCGGAGCCAGAATCTGTCGCAAAGTATCTGCAATATTTAGTACACTGAAACGTCTGACATCTAAAAAAAGGAACTACCATGCCCATCGATCCCAAACTGTTAACCAAAGCCGCCAAAGTTTACGAAGCCGCTGAAAGCGTTGAAGGCGGAAAGCCCAAGGAAGTGTATGAGTCGCACAAGCAATGCACGCCGGGCGAATTTGGCATGAACAAAGAAGGCGGTAATTTTGCTGGCCGCCGGGCGCCGTTAGCTCTGGGTGCAGCCGCAGCGGCACAAGCGGGCCAGGCACCGAAGAACCAGCAACCCAGCATTTTCAGTAGCATGTTCCAGCCCAAGCCTGCAACGTCTCCAGTTGGCGTGCCGCAACCTGGAGCAGCTGCCCCGAAACCCGTACCAGCCCCTGTAAACAAAGGCATCTTCAATAAGATGGGCGCGGGAAACGAAAACTGGAAAGGCTTTGATTACTCAAAGACTGGTCCGGGTGGCTTGATTGGTTCCCGTACGTTGCCGAAGTCTGATGCGACGGCTAAGAACTGGCAGGGTTCGCAGGGCACGCCGCGGAAACCAGATTCGGCGACCGCACCGGCTGAGCAAAAGAATCCGCCGATGAAGGCAGTTCCGCAGCCCATGATGAAGAAACTCAGCGCGTTTGCCTTTGGGCAGTTAGTTGCCCAAGCCCGCAACTAATTGAAACCCAATCTTTAGCAAGGATGGCTTATGTCTGACTTTATTGCTGCCCCGACAATTACGTCTGTTGAGTTCTTGGGTACCACGTGGACGGCTGTGCCTGGTGCCACGCATTACAAAGTCTATAAGCGTTTACCGTCAACGACTGCGTACACCCTGCACGATACTGTCGCGGAAGCCGACCTTATCGACATGGGATTGCTGTACCCCGCTCGTGGCGAATGGGACGCAGAGACATCTTACAGCGTGAATGACATCGTGCAGTATGCCGGAAGCAGCTATATCGCAGCCGTCAATTTTAATGTTGAGTGCAACGGTTTTTACGCGCCAACATTAGCAGACTGCAGTTCAACCGCCAGTTTTAATCCGGCGGCATATCCGGCTGGCTGGACGCTGATGGCAGAACGCACGTCTAGCCAAGGCTGGCCCGAGCGGCTGCTGCAGTACGCTGCCGTGAGCGCTGTGATCGACAACGAAGACGTGCAAATTGAAAGCGCATTGTCTCCCGAAGTGCCAGTTTGGACTGTACCGTTGACTCCCGTAAGTTCACTTCCGCCGCCGCCGTGCAGTGTTCCCCCCTCGAAGCCGCGCTGGTCGAACACTTTTTCGTTATTGAACGCTGTTGACCTCACGTGGTTACCGCCTGACCAGCCTATTGCTGAAGACATCAAGTCATATCGCGTTTGGTACGAAGATCCGGCGCTGCCCAATACGTGGTTAGACGCGGAGGTCATTGGCGGCAATGTAATTCCAAATCCGCCGAACATAGGCGGCACCTTCATAACGCCGGGTCTTGGCGTGCGATTACGACTTTGGGCGAAAACCATCAATGGCAAACCGGCGACGTACAGAGTGCGCGTCTCCCGTAACAGCGAGTGCGGCAACAACTATAGCGACCCGATTGAAGTGGCCCCGCTAGCGGCGAGCCTTTCACCGGCTACAAACGTAACGGCTACGCCTGCCCCTGGCGGCATACGCGTTCGCTGGGTTTCAGGCCCTACGGGCGGCGACGGTTATTATTCAGCCCGGACGCCTGTGACGCTTGCAGATATTTACTACACCACAGCGCTGTCAAAGCCATGGCGGCTGGCTGTCCGCAACGCTATAGTCTCCAACGAGGGTACTTTGGTCAGCGGACTGCAGAACTTCACAAATTACATTTTTGCTGTACAGCGTAAATACACGCCGCCGGTAACAAGCACGAATCCTCGGCCAGGTGAATTACTTGCGGCGTTCAGCGAGCCCACGCAACCGACAATAATGGGGCCGTGGGTGATGGTAGGCACCAACGTCGGTGAAGAACCACCAACCAGTGCCGGATTTACAACCCGATACACGCTCAGTAGCAATGTTGTCTGGCACTATCCAATGTACTCGGCGCAACTGCCGAACCCGCCGATAAATACTGTGCTCCCTATTGTTACGACCAAGCACATCACGCGGCCTTCGTTGCCTGCCGGTACGACAATCGACCAGTTGCCGCACCGGCTGTACCAACTTCCTTTAACCGGGAACACGTTGGTTGTTCGGCGCGGCGGAACAACTTTGAGTTGGACCGGCGGCACGACCATCACTGTTGGCCGTGGCTCTGATGCGTATCCGCCGTTTCGCGGCATGACGACAACACTGGAAGGCGTCATTGGCGCCGACGGGGTAAATCAGCCCAATCAAAAAGTCTTTGTCGTCAATAGCGGAGACGGGACTGTTTCTATCGTTGACGTAGCCACTTCGGCTGTAACCGACACAATTGACGTTAAAACAGCCGGCCGCACTGAGTTGTATAGCGGTGTGTCGTACAACACAGCGACAGGCATATTGTATGTCACAGAAAGAAATTACGGCACAATCAAAGCCATTAATGTGGCAACGAAACAGATCGTAGGTTCAATTGATCTGGGCGTAGCTCTGTACGACGTGTGCGTGCATAAAGCATTGAATCGGCTTTATGTAGCAACCGAAGACGCCGGCATTAAAGTCATTAACTTAGCAACGGCGTTTAGCGGAGGCGCGGCCGGCACAGGCGTATCGACAATTGTGCTGCCCTCAGACGGCGTGTATGGCTACGGCAAAACACGCGGGCTGTATCTGAGCCTGGCCGAGGCGAGAAATCTTCTGATTGCTGGCGGACGCAATAACCCTGAAGAGATTATTGCAAATGATTCGTCCGGCACACCAATTCGTACCATGAAAAATGGCTCGTTGTTTGTAATTAACTGCACGTCAAACGATATCGTAGGGAAGAAAAATTTTAACGGCAATGTGACCGGCGTCGGCCTTGACGAGAACGGCTTAATCTACTGCCTTGAAAATGCGTACTACAACTCTGGCTGGCGAACTCCTGGCCGTATGCGGGCTTTCAATTTAAATTCGATTTCACTTGAAGTAGGCCTGCAATACTTCAATTACCCCAGTGGAATGCAATTAAATAATGTCAACGTCGGTGCGGCTCCCGGGCACTTGCACATCGGCCCATATCAAGATACCGGCGCTGGTTTGTTTGTCTCGCAGGGTAAATCTATGTCGTTCTCTAGCCGACCTAGAAACGCACGTTGGCATCACGGGGATAAGCGCGTTCTGCTCGCGTGGGAAGCGCCGAATGCCCCGATGCCGTCCAACTTTAGTGGCTATGACATTTTTTCGCGAATATCACCTGCGGCAAATGATCAGGCTGCGATTTACACTCGCCTTAGAACTGTGCCGCCGCAGACAACCTGGATTGATGTAACGTCACATGCCGGGGCACCGCTGGAAAATAACAGATCGTATGACTTCCGAATTGTTCCGTCGTTTTTAGGCCTGGGCGTGAACGCAGGTAAATTCTCTGGTTACGGGCAACCGCTGCAGACGTTTACGAACATCGTGCCACGACCACTTTGGAATTTTGTAAACATTAACGCGATGCCTTCCAGCGCGGCGCAACTTAAACGGGATTACATAAGTGCCGGCGGCTACTGGAATACCGTAGTAGCGTTACCGGCTGCCGTGTATACCGCGTTAGCGGGTTATCTTAGTTTTTCTGGCGTTGTTATCAGCAGCCAAGATACGAATGAGCCGGGCCAGTACTGGGCAGCAAACTGCGCGGCCAGCTTCGCCCTAATTGTTACGGCAAGTGGCGGTTATGTTGTGCCTGTCTCGTGTATGATTACTCGAAATTTAGCGTACACCCAAAGTACTGCGGTACTGGCGCATGAGTTGGGGCATGCGCTGGGTATTGGCTCATCGTCTACGTGGAATACCGGCGTAACACAGCCGACGTGGTGCCCTAGCAAATATCTTCTTTCTGGCACAATTTTTAAAAACGCACTCATCGGCTATCAAGAACACGTGCGATTACGCAACTCGCTTGATAGGCGCGTTTTTACTCACATCCCGTTACTTTCGGTATGGCCTTACAGCCTGTCGGGGGCTGTTGGTTTGCACTGGGAGCACGCGTCTACAAACTGCCAATCTTGGCTACCCGGCGTGCCTGGCGAACTCATGTCATATGATCGCAATAATAATGTGCGAACAAATGTATCGGTTGGCGCTTTGCTTGACATGGGTTATCGGCTGTGCCAGACAAACGAAACATTTAAGGCACATTTTATGGAAACAGCAGAGCGCCCAGCCGCTAATGCCATGTCTATGCAAAGTGCTCCGGTCTGGGTGCCAAATGAAACGCCTCAAGAAATATTAGCCCCGCAAGAAAACGGCGACGTGGGGGGTTGCTGCGTATCGGCAAATATCATCGGCACGCTGTATTTAGACGGTACAGAGCCAACGAACGTGTAAACTAGTTGAGTGAATACATCAAAGGAGAAAGCCGTGAAAGAAAAAGAAAAGACCGCTGCTTATAAGTTTGGCTCGAACGTTCTTCCGGGTGCTGGCTTAGGTGCTGCACTGGGCGGCCTGTATGGTTTCGCTGCCCCTGGCTCTGAAGAAGAGTATGACGATGAGGGCCGGCTGATGAGCAAGCAGCCCCGAAGCCGTTTGGCGGCTATGCTGCGTGGTGCATTAGGCGGCGGTCTTTTGGGCGGTGCTGGCGGCGTCGCAGCCGATCAGTATGCACCGAACGCTACGAATGACGCCTACAACTTTGCCCGCGGATTGTTTACCGGCAAATCAAAGGCTGAACTGACTCGTGGCGACAATGTGGCTAAGTTAACACCGATGGGTCAAAGCGTTGACCGGCAGGCTAGGACGATTGGCCAGCGTATTAAAGCGCCGGCCTTGCGGATGCCGCCGCCGAAGCCGCAGTTCGGACCCGACAGGCCGATTGATATTCGCTTCCCTAACGCGTCTGATTTTGATGCGTCGTCCAACGACGGACCGATGGGCCCCGGTGATCCCCACGCGTGAAGTAAAAACATGACACCATATTCTTTTGGGCAGAAAATCGCTTCAAGTTTGCGTGCTCCTATGGTCGCACCAAATTTGCTATTGCCGTTAGCAGGTACCGCGGTCGGCGCGGGTGCCGGGGCTTTGACATCTAAAAAGCATCGGCTGCGTAACGCGTTGATTGGTGCTGGCGCCGGCGGTTTAACCGGCGGACTTGCTGAGTACAAAACTCCCGGGCTGGGATTAGCGCTTAAATACAAATTAGAAGACGCACTTATGCCAGACTATCGTTCTTTAGACTGGCGTGACGCGATTATTGGTCAAGCACCGACCCACACGAAACGAGACTTTGCTCGGTTTAAAGAAATTGAACGTTACGCACGGCGCATGCCCCAGAAAGGCATAAAAAATCCGGTGTATAGCACGATCAATAAAATACATCCGCGTACACTCGATGAAACCTTTGAAGAAAAAACTTTGATTGCCGGCCCCAGAAATGACGATTTTTACGAGTACATGAATCAAATGAAAGACGATAGCGGCAAGTGGATTGCTAGTCCGCCTACCGTCGGGGTCCGTGCTGGTCAAGCCGTTGACCCTGCGGTGGCAAAAGAAGAACTCGCCCGCGGTTTCAAATGGGACCCGGTAAAAGAAGAATGGGCGCGTTTTAAGAAAGTTTACTTCGACAAAAACAAGAAATTTTACTGATGCAGGATGGGCTATCCGCCCAAGTGACGAGAACCTGGGCGTAGTGTTGTGAATAACAGCGTGGTGTAAAATAAATCCGACGGGTTACTTCGGGGGCTATATGTATAGCAGGAGAAACATCCCATGGACGGATACGAACTATTTCGACGACTTATTACGTTTTTGATTTTGTCACTAACGTTGCATAGAGCGCTAGCGGGCACGATCGATCCCAACACACCTGACGAAAAATATCTCGAGTTCGGTAAAAGTTTTCCTACTGTCGTCCGCCTTCGCACCCTAGTTCTCGACAAAGATCCTGAGCAGATTGAAACGCTCTCGTTGGTTCCGAAACCAGACAGCGACATATCACCTGACGTTGAATTCCAGGTGGGTTCTGCGGTCGTCATCAAGCCGCACTGGATGCTAACGGCGGCCCATGTTGTGCACGGGGCTACGCTTACCGTCGCCGAAACAGACGACAAAATTAAATACCCCGTCGACAAGGTCATTATTCATCACTTGTTTGAAGACGAGAAGTTTGGCTTTCACGATATTGCGCTGTGCTACTCGGCGAAGCCATTTGAGTTGCCCTTTTACATACCGCTATATGAAGACTTAGATGAGACAGGCAAGGCCGCCACAATTGCTGGTTATGGCCGCCGCGGTACGTTTCACACCGGCCATGTCTTTGACGACAATAAGAAACGAGCCGGCCACAACCGCATTGATTCCAGCGAACGCACGATTCTGATTTGCACTCCGAGCGTGACACATGACAGGTTCCCGCTGGAGTTCATGATTGCACCTGGGGACTCTGGGGGCGGCATGTTCATTGGCAACAAATTAGCCGGTATTAATTCGTTCTTAATGGCCGTAGATAAAAAGCCAGACGGCACCTACGGCGACGAAGCAGCGTTTACACGCGTAAGCCTGTACACAGACTGGATTGCCGAGCAGATTGAAAAGCACGAGCGGTTTATTCTTGGTCAGACAACCCTAGGGCCTGACGTGGCGGAGAAATAAATGGAAAGTTTAACCACGCTTGTGATGGTCACACTCATGGTGGGCGTATTTTGCTCGATTTTTTTGTGCGGCCCCGTGGCGTTAACTCTGTATTACTTTAAACGCTACATCTTGGCGTTTATTGTAGGGTCGATGGCAGTCGTGCTGGGCTTTTCATGGTATATTGACGTGTACACATGGGCGAGATTCCTCGGGTTGGCGTCAGCCGCCTGTGGCCTGTGTGCCGTCGTATTATCCGTGAAAAAGGCCGCCTGATGTCCGACGACCTGCACGCCCAATTCCAACCTGATTACACACCCGAGCAATTAGAGAACCTCGGCGTGTACGACTCGCTCTACCGGGGCCAAGGTCCGCGGTTAGCCAGTCTTGGGGCCTGGAAGCCCGAATGGATCAGCGAGCACGACCCCAAGGGCTGGGCTCAGTGGTACAAGCGTTATTCGTCTGGGCGCAGGATTCAAGGCGAGGACGACAGGCAGATCAAACGCTGGCTGAGTTTTAAAGCTCGCCACGGCGGCCCGTTTAAAAAAAGCCCCACACCCCGCCGCGGCTGGGCCTTACGGAATTGGGGCGTCGATCCAGCTAAGTTAGTAGCACCCGATCAGAGCCAAGCCACGACTGAGATGCTGGACGCCTACAAGGCCAAGGCGATGCAAAAGTACGTGGCACAAAAGCAAGCCAATGACCTGACTAAATTTGCCCCTAAGTGGAGTGACCGGGCCCACCTTTTAGCTGCATTGCCGCAGCACCTGACCGACACGCAAACGGCATTGTCGACGCAAGGTAATATCGACAAAGAGATGACGGACTTAGCGTTGATCTCGCAGGCGTGGTTGCGGAGTCAAAAACAAAAAGAGTTGCTGGCAGCCCGGCTCAAAAAGTTTCGCGAAACAGCGGGCTATCCGTCTCTCGCGCCATCACCGTCAATTCTCAAAACAGCCGATCTTAATCCTGACATAAAACTGCAGGACCATCAGCAACGCATTGCAGACCGCGTAACGAACGACGAGTCGCGCTTGCTGGTGTATCACGGGCTGGGTTCTGGCAAGTCGCTCTCGGCGATTGCTGCTGCTGAGGCGGCCAAGAAGAAATACAAAGACGATTACGGCATCGTGGTCCCGGCGGCACTCAAGGGCAACTTCGAAAAAGAAGTAGGCAAGTTCACTACGAACTCAAGCCCAGAGATCATGTCGTATACGGGGCTGGCGTTAGGCAAGAACTTCGCTGAGCAGCCCGACACGGTCATCATGGACGAAGCCCACCGGTTGCGGAATCCTGGGTCGGCTAGTGGTCAGGCGGCAAAGCGCGTAGCCCGGAATGCCAAAAACTTGCTGCTACTGACTGGCTCGCCCGTCACGAATTCGCCGAGTGACCTGGCTAACTTGCTGGGCATGCTGCACAACAAGAACATTACGCCCGAAGACTTTGAGAAGCGTTTTATTGACTACGAGAGTGTGAACCCCGGCGTGGTCAATTGGTTTCGCGGTGTGGCGCCTGGTGAGCGAGGAGTTGTCAAGAACGAAGACCAGTTACGGGGTTTGCTACGGGGCAAGATTGATTATCAGCCCAGTAAGACTCCAGAAGGCGTCAACGTGAATGAAGAAGTCATTCGCGTGCCCCTGTCGCCCGACCAGCAAAAGATTCAGAAAGCCATTCGTACGAAGATCCCGCCGGGCTTTCTCTGGAAACTCGACAAAGAGTTTCCCATGTCCCGCGATGAATTGGCCAAGTTAAATAGTTTTCTCACGGGCCTTCGCCAAGTCTCGTTGTCTACGCAGCCATTTCGATATGACAAAGATCCAGGCCGCGCGTTCGGGCAATCGTCCAAGTTACAGACGGCCATGAAAAACCTGCAAGGCGTGCTGGACTCAGACCCCCGTAAAAAAGCCATCATTTATTCCAACTTTATTGACTCTGGCCTGAAGCCATACAGTTCGGCGTTAGAGAAAGCCAAGATTCCGCACGGTATTTTCCACGGTAGCATTCCGGTAAAGCAACGCCAGCAGGCCCTCAAAGATTACAACGAGGGCAAACTGCGGGCATTGCTGTTAGGCCCAGCCGCAGCCGAGGGTATCTCCACCAAGGGCACGAGTTTAATACAGCTGTTAGACCCGCACTGGCACGAGTCTCGCAGCCAACAAGCCAAGGGCCGGGGTTTACGATTTGACAGCCATCAAGACTTGCCCGAAGAACTGAAGAACGTCGCCGTGCAGCGGTATATCTCTAGTTCTGAAGATCCGTCGTGGTTGGGTAAACTGATGGGTTACCAACGCGAACGCACAGGTGATGAAGTGTTAGAGCATTTAACTGCTGATAAAGAACGCCTGAACGAAGTCTTCCGCAAGATCCTGCGCGAAGAGGGTAGCGTGAAAAACTCAAATTACATTGATCCCGTTGCCGGCGTTGCTACGTGGTTTGCCGAGAAAGCGGCTGACGCCATGGAGGCGTTCGGCGACGCAAAGAACACAATGGGCGACGCCGCCCGGGGAACAGCAACTGCTGCCCGAGGCGCTGCAGGCTGGCTATCAAAATTACCGCAACGACTGAATAGCCGAGATATTAAACCGTCCCGAAGTGATTTAGATAGCGTGTTTAAGGCGTATGCGACAGAAGTCCCGCGGCCTCCAGTACGTGCTGCACAGATAGAGGCCACGCGCCGAACGCTATTAAACTCCTTAATGAAGCACCGCAAAACACCAGATATTTCCTCTGACATGATCGGCTCGTTGCCGCGAAGTTTTTTACCAGCGTCGTCTTTTGCTGAAAAAGATTTGAAAGCACTTGGGTTTTTGCCGTCGTATGTCGCCGTGCCAGAGCGCGGGCAGACGCAATTCCGCACGTTACGGCATCCGTATACCGGCATGCACTTTCATCGGCACGGCAAGAACTGGATTTTTCACGAGGACAACTGGCCGAGCCTAAGCATGCAGGTAGCCCGGTATGCGAAAGAACACCCCAACGCTACGACGGCCGATAAATTGCGTTTTCAAACTAAAACGTTTTTTCAAGACTCGTTGCCGCACGTCGTGTATGAAGGCGTGCCTGGGTATATCAACTATATTCACAACAGCGTCATCGGCGGCGTACCCACATTCAGCAATATTAAAGACCAAGCCGCTGTCACGAAGAATCCACTTGTGCAGGGTTCTCGGGCACTCGGCGCGTCGGCCCTGCTTGGGGCTGCTTATGGCGGTTTGACCAAGAATCCAGAAAACTTCGCGGCGGGCACCGGCGCCGGCCTTGGATTTTTTGGCGGCAACACCGCGGCCGGCCACGCACGTAAATTGATATCTAAGTTCGATAACAGAATTGAAGATCCGGGTCTTGCCAACTTGCTTTTACATGCTGGCTTGCCCGCCTTGGGTATTTACGGCGGCAATGCACTGGGTAAAAAACTGTATCAGCGGGTGCTCGGTGCCATGAACAACCAGACCGCCGAGGAAGAAGCCGTGAAGAAGGTGGTCCGTCGAAAACGGAAACCGGCGGCAGGGAAGGTCAAAAAGACGAAAAAGCGCGTGCTCCGCCGGGCGACCCGTAAACCAGTGACAAAGCCAGAAAACAATGAGTCGGGCGGCACGGAGGATGAAGAGTCCTGGTCGTTGCCAGCATTAAAAGA